CTATATATCTTGTATACATGTACTAGATATAGTATATAGATATAGTGTATATGTATACTGGTATGGTGGCGGTAAACTCTACACGCTACAACCTCACACGATCCAGACCATACGAAAAAACTTTTAAAAAACACTTGACACATTTATTATTGCGTGATAATATACAATCACAACAAACAAACAGACACAGCAAAACGGAGGAAGAAAAAATGTTAGCATACGTTGATGCAATCGTGAGAGAAAACACAATAACAGTTGATGGTTACACAACCAATAAAACAGAGCGTGGTGTTGTCAAAGATGCAGCGAGAGCTATTGAAAAATATGACAAGGAAGAAGCAAAAGCATTATTGAGCTTTTTAGAATGGGGAATTGATGAATACAATACACCTTTTGTAAAAGCTGCGAATAGTGACGGCGGTTATTTCTTTGAGTATGAAGAAGTACCATGCGCCACAAAATACAACGAAGAGACAGACGAGGCAGAATATAAAGAAAGATATCACAACTATTTTTGTATTAGATTTGTACGATAAACAAACAAAAATAAATGATAGCACTTGACAAAATAAAAAACAGGTGTTATCATTCAATTACAAACAAACACAACTTAAAATACACGGAGGTATTAAAAATGATGCAGTGGAAAAATAATAAAGGTTATACAGTGAGAGAGACAGAGAGATATATCAGAACTTATTTTGTTGATACTAAATACAATAGAATAATGCTGATAGAAGATAAAGAAGATCATGATATGGATAGAATAAAGATTGTTAGATTTGGAACTAAAGAAAAAGATGCTGATATCATAGTTGTTTATAGATATGATGATCCGGCTTTTGTAGAGTCAGTTATAAACGGTTTTATGAAATAAAAAGCGTAAAGAGTCCAGGCAGTAAAAAGCCTGGATTTTTTTATTTTAAAACCACAATCAAACAAAAATAAAAAATATTTATAAAAAGACTTGACAACTTTATTATTGCATGATAATATACAAGTACAAACAACAAACACAACTTAGAAAAATAAACGGAGGTAACGACATGAAATACTTTACAAATTGCGAAACATTAGAGGAACTGAGAAAAGAATATAAAAGACTTGTAAAAGAAAATCATCCAGATAACGGCGGTTCTGAGGATGCTATAAAAGTTATCAATGTAGAATATGAAACAGCATTGAACAACTTAAAAAATGCAGATGAAAACGAAAACGCTTGGAAATATGACCAGGAAAAAGACGAGCTTTTCCGTGATGCATTAAACAAGATCATCAACTTAGAAGATGTTAAAATTGAAATTATAGGTTGTTGGATCTGGGTTACTGGCAATACATACAATGTAAAAGAACTTTTAAAGGCTGCCGGTTTCAAATATTGTGGAAAGAAAAAAGCGTGGAGCTGGCACGCTGGCGAAAGATACTATAAAAAATCTAAAAGGGCTTTAAGCATGGACGAATTGCGCAACCTTTACGGATCAGAAGAAATAGAAAAAAGACATGCTGACAGAATCGCATAGAAACATAAAGCCGGGAGCAATCCCGGCACACTATAAAATAGCTTGAAAGTTGGGAAAGAAAAATTTTTAAAAGAATTTTCAAAAAGGTATTGACAACAAGCAACAATAAATGTATAATACAAACATAAACAAACAACACACAACTTTAAATTATCGGAGGTAAAAATCATGATGAACGCAAGATTAAAAAATGTATTTTCTTTAAGTAGCAAGGTAACAGTTTATGTACCGGCAACGGTTGATATCGACAAGGAAATCGACAACAAGAAATTTGTTGATAGAGCTGCAACACTTCTTTCTGATTGTTTCGGTGGCGCAACCTCAACAGATGCCCTGGGTTACTGGACAAGCCCAACAGCCGGACTTGTAAAAGAGAAAACAACAATGGTTTTCGCTTATGCAAGTGAAAAAGATTTAAGAAACAAGCTGGATCAAGTAATTGATTTATGCGAGGATCTTAAAAAAGAAATGACGCAAGACGCTATAGCGTTAGAGATTAACGGCGAAATGTTTTTCATTTAGTAAAAACAAACCATAATAAATGGGGCAAACCATAAATGGTAAGCCCCTATAAATTGGAGGGCGTGCAATGTATCAGGAATTTAACGAAATCTATTTGAAATATAAAAAGTTTTTACCTCAGAAATTAGCTTTTAAAATGGCATATAAAGCCATTCAAGGGAGGAAATAACATGGTAGTAAAAAATGTTATTAAAGGGCATATGGCACACGATGAAATTGAAAGATTGACTATTATTGATCCTGGTACGGACGATATAGCAATATACGCCGGAACGCTTGAAAAATATATGAACCCATGCGACACGATGAAAAATTATAAAAAAGAAGTGGATAACATGGAAAATGAGATTAGAACAATAACGGGAGACGTGACAATGTTAAAAGAAAATGATCTTGTAAAAGTGCATTTATACGGATGCAGCAACAAAGAAATCAAAACGGGGAACTATAACAAGGTTTTCCGGGTATATCGCAAAAATGGCGTTTTAGGCATTGACTGGAATACATCCAGAAGCCTATACACGAACCACGGCGATATATTTACACCTTTTCGATGTTTTGCGTCTTGTGTAGAGTTTGAGAAGGTAGAAACGGGCGAAAAGTTTTATTTTGATAATATTATCAATGGAATTTCAAAAATTGCGTAAAAGTCGAAAATTAGAGGATCGTTCCGGCGGTTCTCTTTTTTATTACATTAAAATAAAGATTTTTAAAATAATACTTGACAAACAAACAATAATAAAGTATAATGCAATTAACAACAAACAACACAACTTTAAATTTAAAAATACGGAGGATCAAGAAAAATGAGAGATGTAAATGTGATCGCTATTGAATGCATGAGAGAACTTGAAAATATCGGGATCAAGTGTGGAAACGTCATTAAAATTGACGTAAACACAAGATCAAAAAAGCGTTGGGGACAATGCCGGAAGATTGGAAACAATTATATTATTGAAGTCAATCAAATTCTTCTTAGAGAAGATACAGACATTGACGGATTGAAAAACACTATAATTCATGAGCTTTTGCATACTTGTAAAGGATGTATGAAGCATACCGGCGAATGGAAACAGTTAGCCGAAAAAGTCAATAGATATTATGGTTATAATATTAAACGTTGTGATAGTGCTGATGAAAAAGGAATCAGTGAAGAACAGAAAGAAAAGATTCAGACAGAAAGAGCAGCAGCAAGAAAAGTTAAATATATTTTTAAATGTACGTGCTGCGGTCAAAAGGTTGAAAGATGTAGAGAAAGCAAATTTACAAAATACCCGGAATTATATAGATGTGCCGTGTGTCATGGAAAATTTGAAAGAATATTTTAAAGAAGCGTAAATAAAGGAGAAAATGCAATGAATAAAATTATGGGATATAATACGGGAATCGTTGATGAATGGGAAAACGTTTTTGAATTGGCTATGATCGTGCCAGGTTTCGCATATTATGCAAATTATGAAGAATCAGACGAAAACGGTAATACAATAGTTGTAAATGATAAAAACGAAATTTTATCGAATAACATTTTTGCGAATAATGATTTTATGCAAGCATTGGAGCAAGTGAACGCTGGAAAGCTACAAGTGTTATATATTAGCGATAAAATGAAAGAAAATATTGATTTATTGCGTGAGTCTGGTTATTTTGATTCATAAACAAGCAAAAATAAATGTAAAACACTATTGACAAACAATCAAAAATAATGTATTATGTTTATAACAATAAACACAACTTTAAATCATGGAGGTTTTAGAAATGGCAAAATTAACAAGAGATCAGTTAGAAAAATTCAATGGAAAATGCAAAAACGGCTTTTCTTTAGATTTGTTCTTCTTTTGCATCTGGGGCGAAAAGAGATGTAAGAAAATCGTGAAAATTGGCGATGATTCAATTATTTATGATGTAATCGTTGAATTTTATGATAAATATGAAAATTTCAAGAAAGCCGGAAGCGTGCCGACACTTATTATTAACAAGTGTGTACCGACTGGTACAGAGGGCGTTTATAGTGTGCATGAGATCCACCGGGAGGAAGTCGGGGAAATGGTAACAAGAAAGACCGTTAAAATCCTTCAGGAGCTTACAGAAGGATATACAGACGAAAAACTTGTTGATATGATTAAAATGCTGATTGCAGCATAAAAAATGGAGGTTTTGACCATGAAAAAGAAGATTTTGACAATATTATCAGTATTTAGCATTGTTGCAAGTTTAACCGCTTGCAATAGTGCAACAGAAGCCGTAAAAGAGCCGGAAACAGTGAAAAACTGGGAAGTTAGCACATATTATATGAACGGGTATTATAATCCAGAAACAAAGGAACTAACAACCGTAGACGCTGCCGGAAATTGTGATATTTGGGATGATATCGAAATTTTAGATCTATACAAGGATGCAGACTATTGGAAAGATATAGACGAAAACAACGAGGTTTTTGTATGGGCAAAAATCAGCACAAACGGCACAAAGTCAATAAATGACGATGAAGCGGTTGTTTTTCCTGGAAATTACAGTGTTTTCAAGGATCATGCAAAAATATTTGTATTAGATGGCGAAATCATTGTAAAGGAGAAATAAAAATGTTTGGTTTATTGTTTACTTTAATTTTCGGGATCAGTGATGAAATTAAAATCAGAAAAGATATAAAAAATGAGCGTGTAGAGTCAGCAAAACGATGTGCCGACTTTAAACGCCGAATGAATCAGTGGGAAGAACTAAAAAAGAAAGATTATAGAAGATAGGGAGGATTATATCATGAAGAAAATGAATAATATTGTTATTGTGGCGTTGTGTGTGGCTATTTTAGGCGTTTTATTGATGGGATGCGGTAAAATATCAAGCAATAATAAAATAGCTGTTAAAAACGAAAATATGGCGTTTTCTGAGGTATTGGAAGCGGAAGAACTGGAAGCAGAACAGCCGGAAGCCGTAAAAGACGAAACAATATTAAAATGCGAAGAAATAGAGAAAGAAATCATTGAAGAATACGGAGATTTTGAAATGTTTTCAACTTCTGAGTTGACCGGCGAAATGTTAGAAAATCGTATGAATGGCGATAAAGTTATCGTTGAGCGTACAAAAGGCATTGTATTAGATGACGAATTGAACGGATCAGCAGAAGATCACTATATCAGTTATAGAAGCGTAGAAGGGGCGCAGCCTGGGGATGAAGTTATAACATATTTAGTATATAACCCGGCAACAAGCTATATAGATGATATTATTGAACGTTATGACGTTATTATTAAGTAAATGCAGAGAAAAGGGAGATCCGGCGTAAAAGTCGGATTTTCTTTTTTTATAAACAAACAAAAATAAATGCAAAATACTATTGACAAACAAGCTAAAATAATGTATTATAATATCAACAACAAACAACACAACTTATAATTTACGGAGGAAACGAAAATGGTAGAAAAATCAAAAGTGATCGGAATTATGTTGCAGCATTCAGATGGCGATAAAGAATATTATGAGCCGGAACTGTTAAAAGAAGATATTGAGGCAATTTTCAAGATTCTTGAAAAATACGGTGATGATAATGATTCTGTTAGAGGCGATTTAAAAGTTATCGACCAGGAAGAAAACACAGAAGACATTGACAGCGATTTTGAGCATACATCAAAAGAAATGGCAGATAAACTGATGGAATTCAACCGAGACTTTTCGGACGATTCGGAAACTATCACAGAAGAAGCGGAGTATTTAATAGGTGTATTTGACAAGTTGAAAAGGTCGGAAGATTTTAATATTCTGGCACATCATTTAGATACAATGTTTATGGATAGTGCTTTTAAATAAACTATAATAAATATCGGAGGTATACACAAATGAAAGTTGAATATATTGGTTTCGGTGGTTATATGGAAGTCCCTTGTTATCAGGACGAAAACGGTAAAATCTATTTTGATGAAAATAACGGGCGTAACGGTTTAGACCTTTATACGGGTGCTTATATGGATTGTGGCGAAATTTGCGGAGAACCTTGTAGCAGAGTAACAGAGCCGGTAGAGTGCGAAAATCCTTTTGTGAGAAGTCCAAAAGAAAGAGAATATATGTTATTAAACAGATTACAGCTTGATTGTAAATATTATATCAATTGTGCCGGAAAATGCAGATCATCAAGCCTTTGGGCTGATATTGATACCGTTATCAAAGAAATGGAAAATATCATGGATTCATTTACAGAAGAAGAGAAGCCGGAATGGTTGACAGATGCGGATTTTGAAGCACTCAAAAGCGAAATAAAGGAGATTCAAGAGCATGAAGCGGAAAACGTACAATAATGTATTAAAAGCCGGTAAATTGATCCAGGCAAAAGGATATAGCGAAAAAGAATCGTTAGAAATCGCAGTGCAGAAGTTTGACGAACTGGCAAGTCTTAAAAATGGTATGTCAGTAGAATGGCTGATTGATAAAATGGCAGCCAAAACAGAAAGAGAGGGCGAAAGCATGAAGTTATCAGAATCAGACAAGAACTATTTCAAAAAGTGCGGATATCTTGACCAGGATATCCCACAAATTGAAAAAGCTATTGAAGTGATGCAGTATGAAGATGAAAACGACAAGAAAGTATCAAGAAAATACGTTCTTGATAATATGGTTCGTGAAACCTGGTTATCTGGTATCGGGCGTGCAGCTTTTCATTGGAGTGCAACAAGAGAGACAAAAGACGGTAAAACAATCTTTTTTGATGCAAGAAAACTGTTTAAATAGGGGGCGAAAATCATGTTGAAGTTTGAAAATACAACCACAAAAGAGAGTTTTGAAAAATCCGTTAAATGGAGCAAAAACAAAATTGAAGAGATGGAGAAACCGCACGAAAATCAAAAATTGTGGAGAATTTCAGATTGTTTCGGAAACGTCTGGAATGTGTTATTTACTGGCAATGTTGACGAGTACCGTATTTCATATAAAGATGAATTTTCGGTTGATATCTTGATGTCTGGTAATATGGTAGAAATTCATAGAGCTATTAAAGACGGGCGAAATCTTAAAGCAGACAGAAATTTAAAGCAGTTCATGCAGTTGGCTTTATTGATGAGCTGTTATAAAAAATTTGGATTGATGTTATAGAAAGGGCAATATTATGACATATACTGAATTTTTAAGGGATATTGATAAATATGTTGGGTACGTGGTAGAGTTTAAGTCCCGTTTTAAGTCCAATGGGCAAGAATATACATTTCAACGATATGTTTGGGATAATAAAGAATTTGGAGCATTGAAGCCGGATTCTTTAATTGATATTGTAAGCGTAAAGCCACTTTATAAGAAAGCAACAAAAAGAACAGAGACAGGAATCAATTATATATAATCGGAGGTAAATAAAATGTTAGTTTCATCAAAGAAAATTGAGAAAATGTTGCGTGATCGTGATAGACTTGAAAGAATGGCAAAAATTGAATACCAGGAAGCAAAGGATCTTTTTAGTGTTGGAAATATGGAATTTGCTATTGAATTGCAGCTTGCTAATCAGCATTTAGGAGCATCAAGAGAAATTACAAGAACATTGAAAAATATTGGATATGAAGAATGTAAACGGATGTCAGAGAAAGAGAAACAATTGCTTATTGCTGGCATTAAACAGAAATTGTGCGGTATTGGTGTTATTGGCGTAGGTGTATTTTTTGTATCTTCCGGGATGCCGGTTGTATTTATTGCATTGTCAGCAATTGGAAGCACTTTATGTGTTTCAAAAGAAAATGTTGTAACTATATGTAAAAATAGGCTTGCGTTATTAACAAACGTAAATAAATGATATTGACAATAATAGAAATCGTGGTATAATCGTTTTAAGGACGGATATACCACTTATTCTATATTTAGGAGGTAAAAAGCTATGAAGTTATTAAACAGTAAAGTTATGTCATTTGAGGAAGATTGTGTTGAGTACGAAAACGAACAAGAATATTTAGAAGATCTTGATAGACGAAGAAAAGATGGCTGGACACAAGTGAAAACACCAGATTTTGAAAATGGAGTTATGAAACGTGTAAGTAAACAATTACCAAACGGTCATTTTACACAACGTTATAAACGGTACAATGGTATTAAATTAAATGTTTAGGAGATAGATATGGGAGCTATGTTTTCGTACACTGGCGAAGCAGCCAAAACAAAAGAAATGATTGAAGAAGGGCGAAAAGATATCGCTTTAAATACACTCTACAAGCATTCCAGAGGCTTTTATTGGAAAGTAAACAGCCGTGGTTATATTCATGTTGTATTGCCTGGTAAAGTGACTTTAAACGGTGAATTTAGCCATTATGAGGTGCAGGATCATTTATTGACTGGATATAATACATTAAGAGTAAAGAGTACATACGGTAATTACAACACAAGAAAAGAATGCATAGAAGAGATTGAAAAAGAATTATAAGGAAGGAAAAATGGACGTAGTAGCATTAAAAGATGGAAGTATTGAAATAATTGGAAATCATAGAGATTTAGTTGATATTATCCGGGATAAATGCGGAGATGATATTGCTAAAAGGGTGGAAGAACTTGATCCAGTATGTTATGACGAATTATATACAGCAAATTCTACAATCTGGGAAATAGCTGATATTTTAGAGAATAAGGACGAAGACGGAACATTAACAGCGGATCAAGTTGATAGCATAGAAAACAAGTTTGAAGAATTACAACATTGTATTTCTTCATGTATTTAACAAAAACACTTGACAATCATTCAATAATAATGTATATTATAAATATAAACAAACACAACTTATAAAGTACATTACGGAGGTATTGATTATGTCAAGTAATAACAACTATTATGAATTTAAGGATGCGAAAGTTGCAATTGCAATGGAGCTTGTAAAAAGAGGTTGGAAACTGTATGGTTTTCATGAAGATGAAAGTGACTGGATGACAGATTATTGGAGTCCAGCATGGTGGGAAGGAATTGCCACAAAAGATGGTTTTGTGGTAGTTGTTGATTGCCGTTGGAATGATAAAAGCGGTAAAGAAATCATTCAGCATATCTATAATAGTGAAGAAGTTATTCTTTCAGCGAAAACAAGAAGTCTGATTGAAAGACTTTTAGAAGTCAGACAGGATCGTGGAGCGTCCGCAGCGGAAGAACAGACAGCAAAAGCGAAAATTGAAAAGCTGAGAGCGAAAGCCAGCAATCAGACAGAAAAGATAAAAGTAACAGATCGTTACCCGGAATATCAGCCGAACCCACCACGCATGAGCTGGCATGTTGAAAAAGATGGGGTTATCATCGCAAAAGGTAACGGAGTCGCAAAGTTTTCTGATATGAAATACTTTGATAAAGAAAGTTATGAAAAAGACTTGAAGGAATACGACAAAAACAGTTATAGATATGAGAGAGCCGAAAAACTTCTGAAACTGGCAAAACAGTTTGAAAAGTTCATGAATAAAATTGATTCCGCTGCCGGTTGCATGATCGGTGGAAATGGTAAAGCATATGTATATACTAATATTGAGACAGTGGAATATAAAACGGAAAATAAAGCCGTTGAATGCCCTGGATCATTAAGAGCTAATCAGTGTTTTATCGTGAAATCATGCTTTAATCATGGTATTAGCAAAGGTTATGTATATCAGTTAAACGAGCATGAAGGTGTGAACGGCGAAAAGTATTATATCGCATACCGACTTGACAAGAAACTGAAAAAACAGTTGACGGGGAACGCTAATCCAGCTAATTGTTTTGGATATATTTCAGGATCTTACAAAGAAAGATTTTTGAAATGGATTGAAACTGGCGCACTTGCATGGTGTGAGATTCAGGAAGTTAAAACGCCGTATAAAGTGCAGAAATGTGTTAAAAAGAAAATTGGATAAAACAAACCATAATAAATGAAAGGAAGATGAAAGAGTGGGAATAACGCCCACTCTTTATATAGAGAGATGACAGCAAGAACAGCAAGGGTTTTATATGACACAACAAAAACAATCACTGTAGTAAGTGGCATTATAGGCGGTATATTAACTTTTATCGCTGCTGGTATTTCAGACAATTATACATTAGTGGGGCAAGCAGTTCCGGGAGATTATGATTTAAAGATAATGCATATAGCGTTTTTTATTATGGCTATTGCTATTTTAGGGATTTTTATAATGGATCACGCTTTATTTGATGCAATGTATGACCTGGAAAGAGTGCCGGTTAAATATAGTGAATATATTGGTTGTTGTTTAGAACGTAACCAGATATTTGATAGGCAGATAAAACAAGCACTTGACAGGTACTATAATTTGGATTGGGGTATGGTAGACCGTTTGGACTCGAAAATAAATGATGATGCGGTAGAAAATGGCTATGATCGTGTCCGTGGGATTTATCAAACCATATTAGGAAAAATATTTATTGTTACAGATTCAGAAAGATATGCAACAACTATATATTCCGAAAAAGAATATCTGAAAGAAATAAATTACTAAAGGAGATTGGAAAATGGAAAAAGACAAGAGCATTCATAAAACAAGTACAGGAAAGTTATTTCAGTTGATAGATTTAGAAGGGAATCCGATTGACTATGTAAAGTGTAAGGGTATTTTTACACGGTCATATATGGCAGCATTAGAAGTTGGTCAGGCGTTGAGATCTTCCGATAACGGTATGATGTTAAAACGTATTCAGTAGGAGGGTTTTCAATGTCAGCAAGAATTTTAGTTGCCGGTAGATCTGAAATATGCAGAGAATTATTTAATGATCCAGAAGCATATGGTTCACATATAGCCGATAGATTATCATGTATCAATAAGCCAGCCGGTTGTTTATGGGGTTCTACATTACTTCATAATGGAGGATATCCGTCTGATTGGTTAAGATGGGTAGCGAGTGAAGGGTTTATGCTTGATAAGTATAGCAGCATGGCGGTCAGCTTTAAATTGAGCAGAAAAGCCAAAATTTGCACGATTGACACAGTAGAAGATTATCATAGATTGATGCGAAAATATGCAAAACCTAAATATGAAAATAGTGAGTATAGCAGTTTGTTTAAAGAAAAAGTAATTGACTGGAAAAAGTTATCGAAAGATTACGATGCTTTTCATTTGACAGAACGAGCATTTTGGGAAATGCGATTACCACTATCTAATATATTGGAGTGTGAAGATGGTAGCGAGTTATGTGATTTCTATTCATACGATTGTGAAAGTTGGATTCTTTTCAATTTAGATTGTATTAACTGGGGATCGGTTATCAATCAAGATGTGAAAATAAAGTCTTTGTATGATGATTAAGGAAGGAACAAGGAGGGAAATAAGCTATGGAAAAATGCGCAATTTGGAAAGATCATAAAGTCGTTGGTTATATTGATTTAACCGAAGAACAGAAAAGGATCTTGAATGAAGTTCCTGGAATTGGCGTATATTTTGGATTTGACAGAACAACACGCCCAGAGAAGTACGCAGAAAGTTATAAACAAACGTAAATAAAGATTGACATTACACAACTTATAATGTATAATAGGATTATAAGTTAAGGGAGGAACAAATACATGAAAAATCAGTTAGAAAACAATGGATCATATTTAGGTTTCACAGATAATAAGACAGCTTTACAGAAAGCAAAAATTGAGAGCTGCCTAGATAAAGTATTTAGATATAGTAATGGTATTATGGCAAGAAAAGATGCTATGCTTTATGGTCTGAGAAATGGTAAAAAGCCGGAAGTTGCCGATGAAGTAAGAGGAAATGGCACTGTTAAGAAATCGTATCGCATGGCATGGGACAACCTTTATAATGACATCACGAAAACAGAATATGATTTTTGTATTTATCTGATAGAACATGATCTTGTTTCTGAGGAATCTGTAAATGCTTTTATTGAAGCAGAAAACCAGGAGAAAGAAAGAGCTGCAGAAGAACAGAGAAAAGTGGAAGAAGCAGCCAGAAAAGAAGAAGAGAGAGCCGAAGCCGAGAAAAAAGAATTTAAAATCTGGCTTGCAGAAACTTCTAAAATGTATAATGGTACAACTAGAGGAAATTTAGTTGAACGTATTTATCTTGATGTATACGGCGAATTTCGTTTCCCTTTACGAGCTTTTGAATTACTGGTTTGTATTGATAATATCGAAAAGTCATTATGTAGAGAAGAGTTAAAAGCACGTTTACATACAGATAATAAAGCAAGTCGAAAAGTATTTCAGTGTGTAACAGGTTTAAAGCTGCCAAACACAAATAGAGATACAATGGCATTTTTGGATAGTGTACAGAAGAGTGACTATCAGGATGCAGTTGAATATAAAACACGTAAGAAGCCAGAAAAGCAGCCGGAAGCAGAGAAAGAAAAGTTCTATGTGCTTATGGGTACAGAAAAAGGGAAAGAGTATGTACCAGCAATGGGCAGTAAAATTGAATATCATGGTATAGAAATGTTTATTCATGAAACGCCAGACGGTAAAATTGCTATTTCATCTATAAAATGTGGTTTACGGATGGCAACCGGCAAGAACAAGACAGAAGCAATTAAGGAAATGAAAGAACTTTTTAAGAAAATGGATATTGATACCATAAACAGTAGAATTGATGAGATTACAAGTTATTATGGTGTTAGCCCATACTTAAAACAAGCATAAATAAATGGAGGAATACAAAATGGGAATTACAGATAAATTCGGAAACTTTCAAATTAAGAAATCTGACAGAATCAGCCAGGAAGATCAAGCCTGGTTGACTCACAGAGAAGAATTATATAAACGAGCGATTGCAGTTTACAAGTCTGTTTATGATATCTATAAGGCAGAAAATGAATCATATTCAGAAGAAGACCGCAAAAATTACAAGTATTCTTCTTTTTTAGTCGGGAATTTTGGTGTCCCAAAATCGCTTTCTGATGTTCAAAATAGTTATATAAGTGGTATTTTCAGTTACTTTTCAAATAAGTATAATGTGCAACTTGAAAACAATTTTGATAGATATGATCTGGATAGAGAATATTACAGATACAATGACTCAGATCCTATCAAAGAGCTTGTTGTTGACTTCATCGATTACCATGCAGTGCTTGACAAAATTTTTGACCAGTTAGGCGGTATGAGTTTTGAAGAAAAGGCTATCAAAGAAGTAAAAGATAAATTGAAAGAAAAATGTTACAACGGCTATTGTGATACATGGGAAATTAAAGTAAAAGGTAATAAATTCACATATACAGGCGGTTATTGTAGCAAAGATAAATATTTTGATTATTACAATTTCGGTAGTACAGAATGGTTACGTGCTTTTATTGATGCGTTGGCATTTAATACATATGGAGAAAAAACACAAGTTTATTCACTGAATCATCTATATAGCTCTTATTCTATAAGACTTGAAGAGGATGATTTTCAGAATGGATTTTCAGCACCAGAGGTCGGAGTCAAGCATGTCAAACTCTTCAAGAATGGAAGGATTGATGTTACTTTTACAGATGCAGAATTTTGCCGTAAATTCGCAAGAGAATGGTGTGGTTATACACTTATTTAGGAGGAATCATATGCACGACTATAAATGGCATAAGGTCAGTGAAATGCTGCCGGATAAATGTGGAATTTATGATGTTAAAATCAAGAATTGCTATGATGAAATTGTAGAAGTCAAAGCATTATATACATATACAGTAAATGAAGGTTTTACATTTTGCCGGTATGGTAGCACGATAATAAATGTAATTGAATGGAGATATACAAGTCATGAAGTATAAATGCACAAATGAAGTAATCCCACAGGAAATGAGGGAAGATATCAATACAAAAATTGAATATATTGTAAATAACGATCTGCCAGAAGTAGAAACGGGTATTTCAAAAGATGATATTTTCAATGCATATACTGGATTAGGTGGGCTTCATGGTTTAGAGTTTAACAACTATGATAGTTACTATGATTATCAGAGGGCGAAAGCAGATATTGAGCAAGGACAGTTCTTTACACCTTATAAGCTGGTTGAATGGATTTATAATTGCTTACATATTTCAAAAACTGATTTGATAGCAGATCTTACTTGCGGGCATGGTTCATTTATCAGTTGTGCGCCGGTTGAATCGAATTTCTACGGTTGTGAATTAGATGGGAAGCCGTACAGAGTAGCAAAATATCTTTATCCAGATGCAAAACTGGAAAATACAGATATTCGTTTTTATGAGCCGAAAGTTACATTTGATTATGTTCTGGGAAATCCACCGTATAATCTGAGATGGAGAAAAGATGACAGCAGCTATTTGTCAGAATATTATTATTGTCTGAAAGCTGCGGAACTGTTAAAACCAGCCGGAATTATGGCTATTATCGTGCCTATGTCGTTTTGTGCCGATGATTTCTCTGATGGTGGCATGATTGACGGAATGAATGAGCATTTTAATTTTATCTGCCAGGTAGAGCTTGACAAGAATACTTTTAAGCATTTGGGTGTTGAAAACTACAAGACCAAAATAGTATTCTTTCAGAAAAAATCTGAATATACGAAAGAAGTTCCATATAGTACAGAGATACTTTCCGGCGTTACTTCCGATGAAGTATGGGAGCAGTATTTAAAGCCTATTACAGAAGAAAGAGAACAGATTAAAAACAAGATTTTTCTGGAAACTGTAAGAAATAGTAAAGACGATGAAACGTGGAGCTTTAAGGTTGAGAAACTTCTGTATGATATCAAACGAAATCCGAAAACATGCAGCCAGTATGCAGAATGTTGTGAATATGTCAATAGATATACGACACAGAAAAAGCCGGATCATATCAAATGGGATGAATGGGAACAACTTAAAATCAAGCCGAAAGACGTTATTAAGCATTTAAAAATGGCGTTACGTTCACAGAATCCAGGATTTGATAGAACTGGTAGAATTATTAAAAACAATTATACATTTGAGTATAATGGCGATTTTACATCTATAAATGATGTTGTGTTGCAAGGCTTTTCAATGGGACATTTTCAGTCAAAATGGATTGATAAGATCGTGAATAGAAAGCGAAAGATGTATGATATCCAGAATATGCCATTTTCTGAAATGCAACCAAACAAAAAAATAGCAAAGTGGCTTGATGAGTTCACATTGACGGATGATGAAAGAGCTATAAAGCTGAATGATGCTCAGAAAGCGGATCTGAATCTATTTATTCAGAAACCGTATAGCTTCATACAGTGGGAACAGGGAAGCGGTAAAACATTCGCCGGAATTGCAATAGGTAAATATCGTTTGCAACACGATCATGTGAAAAATGTATTTATTGTGAGTACGGCAATCTCAATCAAGAACAACTGGCAGGATGTATTGGATCAGTACGGTATTGATTTTGTTATGATTGAAAGCCTTGCAGATATTCAAAATATCAAAGAAAGTCAGTTTGTAATTATCACTTTAAATATGATGTGTAAATATCATAAATTTATCAAGCGATATGTAAAAACAATCTGCCAGAAAGCTGTTTTGATTTTTGATGAGTCGGATAATATGAGTAATCAGGACAGCAAACGGACAAAAGCCGTATTAAATGCTTTTCGCCGGTTGAAGTACAAAACACTGATGACGGGTACAAGCACAAGGAATAATATCACTGAAATTTATCCTCAGTTTGAATTATTGTACAACAATTCTATCAATATGCTGTCTGAATGTGAGTATATTATGGAACGTAACAAAGATGGAGAACTGGAAGACCAGATAAATGAATATTATTTACAGCCATATCCAGCATATCGTAAGGGTAGTAAGTTATTTGCATCGAGTCATATTCCAGAGAAAATCACTGTATTTGGCGTATCTCAGTTCACACAAGATATTCTTAATGCAGACATTTTGAAACAGATGATTGATAAGACAATTATCACACGTACATTTGAAGAAATTACTGGCAAACAGCTTTACGAGATTAAACAGATTGCTTGTGAAATGGGAGAAGAAGAGAAACGTTTGTATAAGGTTGCATTGGACGAGTTCTATAAAATGGAATATCTGTTTGCGAAAACTGGGAACAGCCGGAAAGATGCAATGTTGAAAATTTTGAATCAGTTGCTTGCACTTTTAAAGATTTGCGCTGCGCCTCAGACGTTGAGAGAGTACAATCAGTCGATAATGCCAGAGAAATTCAAAACTGTATTATCACTTTTAGACGAATTTTCTGATGAAAGAGTCGCTATTGGTGTGCGTCATATTTCAGTAGTAAATGCATATGCAAAGGAAATCAGAAAAGCGTTTCCGGGCAGACCTGTATTTGTGATTACTGGAAATGAAACTACATTGAAACAGAGAAAGAAAATTGTCAAAGAGTTAAAAGAAACAACAAACGGAATTCTGATAAGCACACAGCAGAGCTTATCTGCAAGTATGAATATTGATTTTGTGAATAAGTGTATTATTCCAGAATTGCACTGGAACAACTCTAGCATGAGTCAGTATTATTTCCGCTTTATTCGTTATACTTCAACGGAATTCAAGCAAGTGTATTTTGTAACTTATGAGAATAGTATTGAAAGCAATTTGTTAAAAATGATTCTTGTGAAAGATAAATTGAATCTATTTATGAAGGATCAGGATTTAACAGACGATGAATTATATGAACGTTTTGGAGTGGATAGTAATATGCTGCAGAACCTCATGTACAAAGAAAAAACGGAAGAAGGTTATGTGATAAGATGGGGAGATCAAAAAGTATCGTAAAGAAACAACCATACATAAGGAAAGAAATATATTCCATTGATGAAGTGTATAACGCCGTAAAAGACGGACTCTTTGAAGAGAAAAAGACATTCGTTGATATGGATGGAGATATGATTAAAGCAAATAGTCAGAGATATCAGACGTTTTTCACAAAAGGAATTAAGTGTTGCCGGTGTGGAATTGAAGGTAAATATTTTGCAAAAGAGAAAAATCCGAACGCAAGAAGATATCATTTGAATCTGTATGCAGTAGACCAAGACGGGGAAGAAGTGATGATGACAAAAGATCATATTATCCCAGTTTCCAAAGGTGGCAAGAATACGCTTGAAAATTACCAGACAATGTGCAGAAAATGCAACGTGCAAAAGGGGAATAAATTGGTTTGACATATGATAGAGAAAATATGCGATGGATAGAATACACAAAACTATCTAATGGACAATCGGCGGTAATCTGTTTTGATAAGAACTATAGACATGAAATAGGAAGTGGATATGATTATGCAGTTGCTTTTGCCATTGCTAATAAAAAGAAAGTTTTAAGGCAGTGGCTTAATAGTGACGGTTACGGTGATTTAGATATGACAACAACTGGGAAATGTGGTGTTGATGGATTATTGTGGGCTTTTAAAATGGTTCGTGAATTTATAGATAAGCATATGTATGAAAGCGATAGAATCATTGTATATGGTTCAGATGCAAGAAGACAGAAAGTATATAAACATTTTCTCACTACTAGATTAGGGTTTGAAGAAATACTTGATCCATATTGGGGAAGATGCCTTGCAAAAAACTTATAAACAAACCAAAATAAATGTTGACATGATTATAAAAATATGGTATCTTATATATAAAGAAAAACACAACTAATAAAAAATTCACGGAGGTATTAAAAATGAAAAAATCAACAATCCCTTATAATGTAGCACAGGTAAAGAAAATGTATGAGAAATCAGGTATTCTTGATTTTGATTGTCCTATTCAGAGAAGATATGGAATGTGGGATGATTTGAAAAAGAGCTTACTGGTTCACTCAATGCTTGTAGGTTTTGTGATCCCACCATTCTACATGACAAAAGAAAACAAAGGCACAAGAGATGCAAAAAACAGACCAGTATCTAACTATTCTTGTATTGATGGTCAGCACAGATTGCGCAGCCTTTTCAGTTTCATCAACGATGAATTTCCATTACATGAGGAAACGCCGGATGTTGAAATTGATGGGGACGAATATAAACTTGCCGGACTTAAATTCTCAGAACTGCCGGAAGAAATTCAGCAGATGATTACTTCATATACATTCACAATTTATAATCTGGAAGAATGTACAGATGAAGAAATCGAGGAAATGTTCTTTAGATTAAATAACGGATCAAACCTTAGTAAAACACAGATTGCAAACGTAAAACTTGGTATGGAACTTGCAGCATTTGTAAAAAAGATTTTATCCGGCAAATTCTTTGAAGATGTTTGCCATTTCACACTTGCACAGTATCGTAGAGCAGCAGATGAAAAAACATTGTTACAGGCTATGATGTTACTTGATATGAAAGATGGAGATTACGAACTGGTTTCTATTGCAGAAGGTCAGGTAACAAAATATGCGGAATCGTTGCATGATTCCTATTCAGATGAAAAACGTGAGCGTTTACTTGGTATCATTGAATATTTGGAAAATGCTTTCGACCAAAAAGAAAAATTTATGAAGATTGTGAATATTCCAATTTTCATTTATATGGCAGATGAAGCAATCAATAACGGTATTAAAGCGGAAGATTTCTATAAGTGGTTTGAAATTTTTGCAGATAAGTACAACCCGGATTGTGCATATGCGCAGTATTGTTCTACTGGATCTATTAAAAAAGAAAAAGTAGAAGGTAGAATTTCTGTCATGAACAAGGATTTTAGAGAGTATTTCAAACTGGATGCAGAAAATAACAGCGATGATACAGAAGAACTAGAGCCGGAAGATACAGAAGAAAATGAAGATGAATCCGATGAACAGATGATTGAGTCAAAAACTCCATTGACAGACGATTTCATGGATGACCTGGAAAATGAGATTCCATTTTGTTAAAAATAATCGGCGTGGCAATAAAAAGTTGCCATGCTGTTAAAATAGAATAAACAAACAATAATAAAGGAGATAGTACAATGAAATTATTTAAGGATGAACGAGGAGAAATATTTTTATCACCTACAGGACAGGTTGAGTTTTTGTTATCATTTGACGGAGAGATAATTATTGGTAATAAGGATTTATATAAAGAAGTTCCGACAACAGCAGAGAAGGATTTTTGCAGATTAGATGAAAAAACAAAAAGTTTTTCTATTGGTTGTAATCTAAATATGGATGAGTCTATAAAAGTGACAATGGAAATTCTACGCAATGATAAAACAAATAAAAACAAAAGAAAGTATGAAGTGGGAGATAAGTTTTCGTTTGCTTTAAAAAATGGAGAAAGTGTGACAGCACTTGCAGTCAAAGAAGAAGCGGATGGAATGGTCTTTATTTTTGAAGACTGTTTAAGTAAGGCATACTCTATGAATGATAATTTGATGGATATGCTAAATAATGAGTTGTATAAACTATTTCCCGATGAAATTCAAAATGTTATGGTTTCTTTTGGTGGTAACAACATGATTAGAATTCCAACCGAAAAAGAAATTTTCGGTGTTAATAAATATGGCGAGAAAGAATCTGATGACGTAAAACAGTTCGAGCCGATGAAAAAGAGAAGAAACAGAATTGCATTTAGGAACGATGAACTTGAATGGTATTGGTTGAAAAACCGTGGTGTGAGGAGTGCGACTTCCTTCGCTTTTGTGGCCAACACCGGTTATGCGACCGACGACGGCGCCTCTTTTTCTTATGGTGTTCGCCCGCTTTTCAAAATCAGATTTGCAGAAATCGAAAATCTTTAATCTTACCGCCATAAATGGCGGTATGTTAAAGGTCATAATTAAGAAAATAGGAGTTTAAAAGGAAATGAAAGGAATTCGTAAAGTGATTTGTATTGTGGTAATTATATTGATAGTTTGCTTTGTTTGTATGGCATGTGGGAAAACCTATCAAGAAACAGTCAACCAAAGTAATACAAACAAAAGTCTTTGTAATGGGTATTTTACAGTTATAACAGAGTGGGGAGTAAACAGAACATATCGAGTTGTATATGCAAACGATACAAAAGTAAAATACTTTGTTGAGGAAGGTGGTCATAGTTTTGGCGTAACACCATTATATAATGCAGATGGCACATTACAGGTGTATGAAGAATAAATAAAATTAGTTTTTTATTGTGAAATATATACTATATATAGACACTATGATTGATGAATACACTATATATGGCATCAAGATGGGAGAAAATTATGATAGCAATTAAGTGGTCTGATTATCAGAAATATGGTTGCCCGAAATGTGGGTGTAATTCCGCAAGGAGTGGAAACGTAAGTGGTAGAGGAACGGCATTAGGCACTTGCAGAGAGTGTAAAGAAAGTTTTGTAGTGTTAAGTGATGAGGTAACGAAATCTGCATTTGGATATTGCACTGGTAAAAAGGATTCTCATGGAAAAGATATTTTTGAATATCCAGAGGTACAAGAGCATCCGAGAAATGGAGTCCCATGTCATCAATGGGTGCAGCCAGATCCAAAACCAGAATACGGAGAGTATTGGAGTTCAAGAGGAATTGGTTATGATTTGAGCGGATTTGTGAAATCTAAGAAAGCCGGAGAAAGACTTCTGGAAATGGTAAAAGAAGTTTTAGGTAAGGATAATCCGAAGTCGTGGCTTGATTGGAGAGAGTATGAGCCTGAATGGATTCAATTCAAGTTTCAAGGAAGCGAGTTTGATTTGGAACGTTTGGATAAATTAGCAACTGAAAATTCAAACATTTTGACAAAAGAAATTTTGACAGAGTGTAAAATCTAAAAGGAGAAAATTATGAAGTTAGAAAGAATCGTAACAAGTTTATTAGAGAACGATTTGTATAAATTCAGCATGGGACAGGCGATTTATCATCAGTTCTCAGACTACAAGACAACATGGAGTTTCAAATGTCGGAACAAAGACGTACATTTCACAAAAGAAATGGTAGAAGAAATCAGAGAGCAGATTAAAGCATATTGTGAGCTGCGGTTTACGGAAGACGAACTGAGTTATTTGGACGGTATCAAATGGATTAAAGGATCTTACATTGATTTTCTGAGACTTTGGAAACCACGATATGAAGATTTCACAATCACAGATGATGCAGAATGTGGACTTGTCATTGAAACCGCCGGTACATGGCTCAATACTTCTATGTACGAAATCCCGACACTGGCTATCGTAAATGAAGTGTATTTCAGAATGCAGTATGACTATGACGAACTGTTAAGCAGTTTCAAGGAAAGACTGGATGACAAATATGTAAATCTTCGCAATGGTCATTGGTATTGTGGCACATTTTCAGAGTTTGGACTTCGCCGGAGATTATCTGCAGAAGCACAGGAACTTGTTGTTGAGAAGTTTTCACATCTGAATGATACGGCGCATTGTGCATCAAGATTTATTGGCACTTCAAACGTATTTCTTGCGAAAAAGTACGGAGTTACGCCAGTTGGAACGATGGCGCACGAATGGATTATGTGTGTAGGACAGGGAAATCATAAGCACAATCCAGCATATTCCAATTGGTATGCACTTGACGCATGGGTTAAAGAATATGGAGTCTTGAACGGCACAGCACTGACAGATACAATCACAACTGATTGTTTTCTGGAAGATTTTCAGCTTACATTTGCAACACTGTTTTCCGGCGTTCGTCATGATTCTGGTGATCCGATGGTATGGGGTGAGAAAATGATTGAACACTATGAGAAACTGGGAATTGATACAAAAACAAAAACATTGCTTTTCTCTGATTCGCTGGATTTTGAGAGAGCAGATAAGATTTGCCGACATTTCTCAAAGAAAGCAAAAGTCGCATTCGGAATCGGCACATATTTGTCAAATGATACTTGCGTAAGTCCGCTCAATATCGTTATGAAGACTACAAAATGCAATGGTCAGGATGTGGCTAAAATTTCCGATGTTGAAGGAAAGGGAATGTGTAAGAATCCAGAGTATGTGGATTATTTGAAAAAATCAATTGATTGGAGAATGAATCAAGAAAAGATTTTACTTAACCGTTTCGTTGGATATTTGGAAGACAATGGGAAAGTTGCTTATTATAGCTGTAATAGTGGAAAAAGAATATAAGAAAGGGAATAATTGATAATGAATTTCAATGCAAAAGAAGTAAAAGATAGATGTGTAGAGTGGATCAGAGAATGGTTCAAAGAAAATGGGAATCAGTGTAAAGCTGTAATTGGAATCAGTGGAGGTGTTGACTCTTCTGTAGTAGCTACATTATGTGTGGAAGCATTAGGAAAAGAAAGAGTATACGGCGTGTTAATGCCACAGAACAGCCAGGATGACATTGATTATTCTTATGAGTTATGTGAACATCTGGGAATTGAACATTGTGTTATTGATATTGGTAATACTGTAGAGGATATGCTGACTCTTATGTACATTAAAAGTGGAATTAAAGTTTCTAATCAGACAGAAATAAATATTCCGGCTAGAGTAAGAATGGTAATGCTGTATGCAATTTCTCAGTCGATTGACGGGCGTGTTGCAAATACATGTAATTTGTCTGAAAATTATGTTGGTTACAGTACAAAATATGGAGATGCAGCAGGAGATTTTTCGCCCCTAGAAGATTTAACAAAGACAGAAGTGAAAGCGATTGGAAAAGAGCTTGGATTGCCGGAACGACTGGTTAATAAAGTCCCTACAGATGGTTTGTGCGGAAAAACTGATGAAGAAAATTTTGGATTTTCGTATGATATGTTGGACGAATATATTAGAACAGGAAAGATTGATGATCTTCCAAAACAGCGTAATATCGAATGTTTACATATGATGAATGAATTTAAAATGAAACCAATGGCACATTTTGAATATATGGAAGAAAATTGAAAGGAATACAATTATGGGTAAGACAATAGCGGCAGAAAAACTTACAAATGAAAAGTTTCTGAATCTGTATAAAGTTCATGCAGAAACAGAGTCAGGAGATCAGATTGGATATTTGGTTGCTTCCAGAGCAAAAGAAGTTGATGGACTAAAAGCGGTAAATCATGATGACAAAGTGGATGCTGTGGCAATTTGCGCATTGACAGAAGACAATAAAATGGTGCTGATTCGCCAGTATAGATATGCAATTGGCGATTATATCTATGAACTTCCGGCTGGACTTGTTGACGATGGAGAAAGCGTTTGTGATGCAGCAATAAGAGAAATGCATGAGGAAACAGGGCTGACGCTTGAAGTTACGGATTTACCGATTGGCAATAAGGGCGGTTATTCAAGTGCTGGAATGACTGACGAAACTTGCACACTTGTAGTAGGCAAGGTAACTGGCGAAATTTCTGACAAATACAAAGAAGCGTCAGAAGAAATTGAAGTATTACTTGTGGATAAGAAAGAAGCAGCACGTATCTTAAAAGAAGAAAACGTATGCATCAGATTGGCTCTTGTGCTTATGATGTTTATATACGAGTAGGAGGGTGTTATGACAATACATAAGAAAGGAAAAGAGCGTGATTATGAGAAGAAACGCACGATTGCCCACATAATTGTTATTTTGGTTGCCCTAGTGTTACTTGCTATTATTTTAGTGGTGGCAGTAAAAAAGTCCAACCAAACAGAAAAGAGTGCCACAAAACCAGATTCAAAGCCACTTGTCATTGAAGAGTCAATCCCGGAAGAAGACGATTCATCATTTGAGCCGGATTCTAAAAGTGTAAAGAAGTTTCAAGACAAGTATTCTATGGACTGGGGTTTTGAAGATGCTCAGTATCTATTGAAAGTGGCAGAATATCATGGTGGGACAAAAGAAGAACGTGCATATACAATTCTTGTAACACTAAATAAAGTATTTGAAGAACGTAGATCTATACAAGATATAGTTCTTGAAGAGCTGTATAATAATGATGGACTGGAATCAGATGACTTTGAAAAAATTGTTGCATCAGATGTAACAAAAGAAGCATTGAAGATGATAGTGTATGATCGGTTCGATAATAGTGCCGGTTCTACAGAATACAAAGAATTTTATAATTAAACCATAATAAATGGTTGACAAATTAAGAAAACATGATATACTATAGTCAGAAACGAGGTGATATGAAATGTCAGGCACGAACTTGAATCGGATTAAAAACAAGCGTATGCAGAAAAATAACACTTCTGGTGTTACCGGCGTTTCTTTCCATTCAGGAATGGGACAATGGTATGCAAGAATCTCTTTCAAAGGGAAAACGTATAGCTTGGGTTATTTTGATGAGCTTGACGATGCGGTTAAAGCCAGGAGTGATGCGGAAAAGAAGTTGCATGATGGTTTCATATCTCAAATAAGCCATAATAAAGTTATAGAAGTGTAAAGGAGAAGAAAGATGATTAAACAGTTAATCCAGACAAAAACAAAAGTATTAAGCTCAAATACTGTTATTGATTGTGGTAACGGAGATGTCGCTATCGGTGTGGCAGATGTCAAAGATTCACCGAAAGTGCTTATTACATTTTCAGATATTCCGCAGCAGGAAGTCGGATCAAATGTAAAGAACAAAGATGTCATCGGTACGCCGGTCGTAGTATCTTTTGATTCTGTCGAGAGTATCAAGGTTTTAAACAAATTCGTACAGGTTGCAATGAATAAACTGAAAAAGAAGGAAGAGGCAGAAAAGAGAGCAGCTTTACCGCATTTCGTAGTAAAGACTAGCGGTATCATTATTCCGGGATCTTTCAAATGCACAAATCCGAATGCGGAGAAGATCATGAGTTGTCAGCAGTATTTCAATGAAAATGGAAAGCTGGACGAAGCCATTGACGTAACAAGCACCCTTACACTTACAGATGGATATGTGAGATATCTGGTTGCGAAATACAATAAACTGGAAAAGGTAGAAGTTGTTGCAGCAAACGGCATTGATATCAAGGTTGGAAATCAAGTTATTAAATTTACGTCAGACGATATCAGACTTTCTTATGGTCTGGGAAAAGACGATGAAACAGGCGAAAAGAAGTTCTATTTATCCATTATAAATGGTGGCAAGAGATATGAAATTCCGGCAGAGGACAATGTAGAAGCTGCCACAATGGTTAAGAAGATCACAAACGTATTCGATGCAAAAATCGGGATTGCAGCAGTTAGCACAATGAACTTTGGATTAAAAGAAAGACTTGAAGAAGCAGGTATTACTGTTGCATACACATAACAAACAAAAATAAAGGACAAAACATTATGATTTACAATATAGTTGGAGATTTATTAAAACAGGATAAAGTAGATATAATTTGTCATCAGACAAACTGTAAAGGTGTGATGGGTGCAGGAATTGCATTTCAGATTAAAAGAACTTATCCAGAAGTATTCAAAAAGTACAAAGAGTTTTGTGATGAATATGAAAATATTTTACTTGGAAGAACATTATTCGTAAATTGTAATGACGGAAAAGTTGTTGCAAATCTGTTTGGTCAGGATGGCTATGGTAGAGGATTCTGCCAGACAGATTATGTGGCACTTGAAAAGGCGATTGCTACGGTGGCAAAAACCGCAGCCAAATATAAAAAGAGTGTCGGATTTCCGTATAAAATTGGTTGCGATTTAGCCGGTGGCGATTGGTCGATAGTAAGCAAAATCATAGAAAAATATTTTATGGATTCTGAGGTGGATTGCTACATCTGTTCGCTAACACAGGAACAGGAGCATGAATGTTAAATAAGAAAGAATTTATAAATGTGGTCAGTGGCACTACTGGAAAATCTAAAAAAGAGGTTGAAAGTGCCGTTGACCTTGTGCTTGAAGGTATCAAGTATGCCTACAAGTATTATGATGGTGTAAAGTTCGTTGGTTTTGGTACTTTTAAGAAAAAGACAACGAAATCACGAATGGGTACAGATCCAAACACACTTGAACGAATTAAAATCGAGTCAAATGTATTACCAAAATTCATTCCGGGAGCAGAACTGAGAGGAATCTTTGCTTAGTTCTCGGAAATTCAAAAGAAAGTGCAGATAAATTATGAGAGCATTCAGGAGTGTGGAAAGAGACTTTGTAAAAGACGAGATAGTATTTGTTGTTGATAAGCTGGACAATTTTATGAATATATTGATTGGCAAAATCAATACATACGCTGGTTATGGAAAATACTATGTTGATTTATATACGGTTACGGAGAAAAAAGAAGATATTGATCCGAACCTTAATATCAGAATTGGAGATGATGCTGGTATTAGAGAGTGGATTAACAGAGGGTATTTAGTATTACGGTCAACCGTTGAACATTACCATAAAAAGCATCCAGATTCTCCATTATATATTGTTGAGCGAAAAGATAATATTTTTCATTCTTGGAAAGTTTCGGTGGATGAATTTAACCGAAGGAAAGAAGAGAAGAAAGTCGAAGAAGAACGGCGCAGCAATATGACAGAATATCAGCTTTGCAGAGAAGACAATGCTGTATATTTGAAAAAGTGTGGTCTTTCCGATGAGGAAATTTCTGAATGTCTCAATTTGATTGATGAAAATGACTCACTACCAGATATGGAAGATATTGATATCAGACGTTTTGGGAATGAGGTTCAGTGGAAATATCGTAGTAAATGGGAAAAGTTAATTGAACTTAACCGACCAGAGGAAGAAAAGCATAGCGAAAAATACTATGCAAATATATACCATGTGTGGGATATGGATCAAGAACCTGTTTTTAGAGGGTATACTAATGAATCGCCGGAGTCTTTGTTTGAGAAATATAGTGATTATACAGAGTATTATTTTCACGTTGCCAACAAAGAGTGGAGCATCGAAAAAGGTCTTGAAATTCCAGTGGGATATGGTAGTTGTGTTGCAGCAGATGAAAATGGAGAGTTAAAACCGGCACTTGTTATAGAGTATTTGACAGAACATGGTTCTTTCGAGCTGGTTGGTGGAAAACTTAGACATTTTGACATTTCCATTGATTATAAACATAGTGTAAATACTTTTTGGATTTCTGTACTTTCAAAAACCAAACTGAGCAACCAGGAAATCCGTGAATGGTTCTTAAAGAGAATCGGAAAAGTAACGGGGAAATATGAAGATCTTTTCAAAGAGAAAATCAATGAGCTATACATCAGAAAAGCATAAGGGGATGAAATTGGATTCGATTGGGCATGGAACGGATATAATTCGCAGGAGTGACTACCTAATAGTCACACTTAAAATAAACGCTGAAGAATTAAGAATGGTAGCGTAAGCTATATCAGTCTGTGAGATTGGGATATTGGTAACAGGCTGTATTAAGAGCTAATATCCAAAAGGAGAATGTTTTCTCTGCAAGTTGACTCTTCAAAAAACAACAGAGTGGTGGACGTTGTAAGAAACCTTTACAAACCCAAAAACGGAGTAGTTACCTGATTCACTGGGGCAACCGTTTCAAAACAAGATGCCCGAATGAATGGTATTGCGTAAAAGATTATATAATTAGTACGTGTTTAAGACGGGGGTTCGACTCCCCCCATCTCCACTGTAATAGCTGGTTATTGTTGTTACGGCTATTACTAAAAACCTTTCTATCTAAACGGGGCGATGTAAAAATCGTCCCAAATAAAAAATCACACAACTTTAAACAAACAATAATAAAGAAAATGCTTGCAAAAGCTATAAAAGTATGATAGTATATATATTGTAAAGAAAAGCTAAAACAAATACGAAGGAGTGAAAAGATGTATTCGATTAACAGACAGGAAACAATTAACCCAGACTTTGATATGATTAACAGAATTGTGGACAAGCTCAATTCAAAGTTTGATCCAAACGATGCATACCATCACAGTAATGCAGAATCAGAAATGTTTGAGTTCCAGATGAAGATAGACGATAAACGCCGGGAAGCATGGCAGATCGTATTCATGGGGCATCATACAGTAGCAAGTGGTAGCTTTTTTGGATTTGATTATTCAGATTGCCAGGAAGAAGAGTATATTACACTGGAAGGAAAAAATGAAAGAAAAATTTATATGCTTGCAGTGTCAAATACGGTTAATGTAATCACAAAATTCATTGAATTTATTTCAATGTCTGATACTTCTTATCAGAACAAAAAGAAATGGATTGACACATTAAAGAAAGGTCTTGAAGACGAAGAGTAAGCCATAATAGCAGAAAGGGGCAGTATTATGGAAGGATATATTATTGATGGAACATCTGCAAGAATCATCAATTTCCCGACAGTAGAGAAGACTTTAGAAGTAGTTGAAAAACCTGAAAAGAAAGGTAACTACAAGAAAAATTATAAAGTTGGCGAAAAACAGGAAGTATATCCGTTCCGTACTCAGGAGGATCTGGAACTGATGTATAACCATTTCGTAGAGAAAAAACAGTATCGTAATGCTTTAATGTTTGTTATTGGAATCAATGTAGGACTTAGAGCGAGTGATTTGTTGGAACTGAAATGGAGTCAGATTTTCGATGAAGATGGTAGTATTATGAATGGAATTACAGTCAAAGAAGATAAGACTGAAAAGTTCCGTACATTTTATCTTAATGAATCATGTAAAACTGCCATTATTGAATATTATAACGGTTTAAAGAAAAAACCGGCAAAAAACGAATATGTTTTCAGTAGTCGAAAAGGAGATGGACATATAGAAGTTCGTCCGGCTGGTCTTATTCTGAAAAATGCTGCAAAAGCTGTAGGTATCAAGTATAATGTCGGCACTCATTCAATGAGAAAGACTTTTGGTTATTGGCAGTTAAAAGCTCATAAAGATGACGCTTTGTTTTTATGCCATTTACAAGAAATGTTCAATCATTCAAGTCCGCAGATTACATTAAGGTATTGTGGTTTGGCAGAAGAGGAAATGGAACAGTATTATAATGATGTGAATTTGTTATAATATAAACAGACATAAATAAAGGAGAAACAATGGTTACATGTAAAGATTACGCTCAGTTTGTAAAGAATAAACTGAAAACGAAGATTAAGGGAATGGAGAAAAAGCCAGTTTTGGCGATTATTCAAGTCGGTGACAATCAGGCTTCTAATTCTTATGTGAAAGGCAAGATTAAAGATTGTGAAGAAGTTGGGATTAGATGCATTGTAAGCAAACTTGATAAAGCCATTGAGGAACATGAGTTACTTTATCACATTGAATTGACCACATGTGTAGCAGACGGTATTATCGTTCAGTTGCCATTACCAAAACATATCAATGTTGAGCATGTGAAAAATGCCATTCCAAAAGAGAAAGATGTTGATGGTTTTCGTCAAGACAGTAAATTTGATTGCTGCACGCCAAAAGGAATCGTTGATTGGCTTTATTTCAATGGCTATGACGTATGCGGTAAAAATGTTGTTGTTCTTGGCAGAAGTGAAATTGTGGGAAAACCACTTGTAAACATGCTTATTGATCGTGGTGCAACGGTTACATGTTGCAATAGTCATACAGATTATGGATATGAAATGCAGATAACAAATAATGATGCAGATGTGATTGTATCAGCTATAGGAAAAGCAAAATTCCTTGATTGGGCAGATATTGGTTCGAATTGTGAGATTGTCGTTGATGTTGGAATCAACAGAGATGATGCCGGGAAATTGTGTGGAGATGTAAATAGGGAGTCAGTTGAAAAACTTCGCCCAGATACATATGTCACTCCTGTTCCTGGTGGCGTAGGATTACTTACAAGAGTCTCGCTTTTGAAGAACGTAGTTGAAGCTCATGAAAATGGATATACTGAAAATGCAGTAGAAGATGCAATTTCACTTTTACGAAAAAATGATTATTTCGTGAGAAAGATTCCGAAGAATTTATGCGGAACTGCAAAGGAATGCAGTGAAACAGGATATGGAGAATGCTTAGACTGTAGTTGCTTTGCATGTATGATTGGCAATGAGTAACAGATATACGAGGCTTGAAGAAAAATGCCCATTACTGGGAGATTATTGTAATCAGGAAGAAAAGGATTGCGATAAATGCATCAATCAAGAAAAAGCATGGCAAGATATACAGTGCTACATTGAATGTCACGATTATGGCATATCTTGTGGTTTTCTTGAAAAGTATTACAAGATGTTCTATTTGCCGGGATTGTATGTGAATCCTATAATCCTTGATATTATTGAGAATAACAAAGAAGCATGTAAACTATTGTTTGAAAAATAGAGGTAAGAAAATGGTCGGGTATAGTTACGACAAAGAAAATAAGCAAAGAGATTACACATATATGGCAAGAGAAAAACGATCAAGAGATCTTGTTTGTGGGTATATCGCAATTCATAAACCGTGGTATGAACCAGAAAGTAACTGGACGTATTATATGTTTTATGACAGCTATCGTCCTGGTGGTTTCTGTGGTGGTGCTATAAATGAAGGACTCAAAAAGGTTGAAATTGATCCGAATACAATCGTGCCATATACTCAGGTTGCGGAGATTATAAGCGTTCTGCAGTCCGGCGATACCGTACATATAGAAGGTAAAGATTTGCCGGAAATGATGACTACAGCAATGATTACAAGTGTTGATGATATGTACAGATATTACAACCGTAAAGATATTGATTATGTGGTCGAAAGATTTGGAGAACCAGCCAAAGAGAAAGAATTTATAAACGTCAGAAAGACAGGACATTTTCAGGATTTCGTTGATGGAATAATCGAAAAACAGAAAACCGCAAAAAGAAGTGAATTGCTTGCAGCTATAACAGATTTTTGGAATGCGTGGAAATCTATTTACAGTGAAGTTATCATTGGCACTGGTGGAGAATATGACTATGAGTATATAGAAGAGGAAAATGGTAAGCTTACCAGTTCTTTGTTAGATGGAGAATATGACAGTTTTGATGAAATTGTCAAAGATTTCTGTAAAGTTGTTGATCCAGATGATGTTGCCGGTTTTAATTATGGCAAGAGAAGGGTAAAAGAGCAATGCGAGAAGCAAAAGTGCTAAATAAGTACAATTTAACATTAAAAACCGCCAGAAAACTTGAAGTTGGCGATGAATCAAAAATCTGTGAGCCTCTGTTTTGGCGAAACAATGTAATCAATGCATGGTGTATCAGTCGGAGCATCGGAACAGATGCAGATAGAAAGTTTTGCACCGACAACGAGATATGGATAGGAATTTATGATGAACCATATTATCGCCGGAGAATTCATATCCATGTGAATTGTTGGGGCGGTATGGGAAAATATGAATTTTGCGATTTCTATAATTATAAGGAAATTGAGAATGAAAGGGATTTACAGACTCAGGAAAAACTTCTGGAAGTTCTCAATATGCTTATAGATGAAGGAATCTTAAAAATTCCTATAAACAAACTATAATAAAGTGAGGAAGCGATAAAAATGAATAGTGAAGAGTTCATACAGACATGCAGCTCAATGGGATATTCGACAAAGAAACTGGCGAAGAAGTATGTTGAGAAAAACCAGAAAGATACTTATGATATGGACGATATTATAAATGTACATAGAAAAAGTGGTAACTTCAAGGGTAATCATACATGTGGATTAAGCAATATTCCAAACGGGAAAACGACAGCATTTCAGAATGCTTGATATGAGGTTAAAATGAAAATAGATTATTTATACCAGCACAAGGAATTCAAGAAAGTTTTAGAGAAAGAGCTTGATAGACTAATCGAAGAGAAAATCAACAAAATAGAAATCAAAAATATTCCGTCTGATATATTTTGTGAAGCAACAGGATGCGAAGCCAATGATTTTAACGGATGGCAGTGTGATTGGTTGGGACATTTCCAGTATAAAGGATATAAGTTCGGCGTTTGCGGTTGTGCCTGGGATGGAACGGTTGGCGTGAATTTAGAAAGGTAGGTATGTATGTCAGTATTTGAAGAGATGTTTGGAGATTATCTCAATGCATATAAAAATACATCTCAGTATAAAGATAATAGCATGTTGGATATTGCACTCAGAAAATCAGAGTTTGAGAAAAACTTAGATGAAATGTGGGCGATTTATTCAAGAGGATGTGCGCAGCAGATTATTGAGTACAACAAGGGTATTGAGCAGATTAAGAGTGCAGGATTTAAAGTGTATAGAAATTCTGCTGGAAAACATAAGATTGTAATACCTAAATAATGGAGGCAGAAATGAGAATACATATAGGTGATGTCGTAAGACATTTTAAAAGAGAGACTGTTACAGCAGAGCAGTTGGAGTTTGATGAAAATTTATATTTGTACAGAGTTTTGAATTTTGCAAAACATACGGAAACCGGCGAAACATTTGTGATTTATGAATCACTGTATAACGGCAAGGCGATCGGTTGTAATGTTCATTACGGAGATGTATTTGCACGACCAATGGATATGTTTATGAGTGAGGTTGATCACGACATTGAGTGTGAATATAGATTTGAAACAGTGGAGGAAGATCACCAGTGTTTGTGGTGTGGTAGTAAGGATATTGAACATCTGAATGAACTTTCTGTTAAGAGTATAACAGGTAGTGATAATACATCATTCGTTATGTGTAGTACATGTGTTGGATTGATGATGCATGGATTTTTGGATAAAAAGTATGATAAAGGATAAAATTGAAGTTTTGTGGAGTAGATACATGAAGATAGATAGTTCTTAATTTTACAATAATCAAACATAAATAATGATAGATATATATAAATATCTCGGTTGATTCAGCAACCGAAGAGTGAGGGAAACTCACTAAAGCCTATGTAAATTGAATATAGATTTGAGGTTTTAGAACCTTATAAAATTACATGGGTACTGAACTTCTTTGCCCACTGGCCTGTTACGATGTAAGTTTTAGAACCTTATAAAATTACATGGGTACAAAACGAGTACATGCCACCGGCACTGCATTGCCGATTTTGTAGACTTACAAAGATACAAAACTATTATGAATAAAGAAACTTATAAAGGAGACAAAAAATGGATAAACAAGAGTTAGTAAGAAAAGAAATGGTAAAAGCGATGAAAGAGAAAAATAAGCCAAAAAAGGAAACACTTTCACTTTTACTGGCAGCATTGAAAAATGCAGAAATTAACAAAATGGGAATTTTATCTGAGTCAGAAGAGGATGCAGTAGTTCAGAAAGAGATCAAGCAGACGAAAGAAACTTTGGATCTTGCACCGGCAGACAGAACAGATATCATCCAGGAGTGTAAATATCGTATTGAAGTGCTGAGTCAGTTTGCACCGAAGATGATGACAGAAGAAGAGATTGAGGCTACAATCGCTGGTGTACTGAATGATTTAAGTATGGAAAATCCGACCAAAAAAGAAAAAGGTAAAATCATGAAGACACTTATGCCGATGGTCAAGGGCAAAGCTGACGGGAAACTGGTAAATCAGATTTTGGAAAAGAAGCTGGCATAATCGTTATGTATATTGGAAGTCATGTTTTTATCAAAGAGCGTTGTATATCAGAACTTAGAAAGAAAGATCCAGAATTGGCAAGTAGTTTGGCATATAAGGTGGGTAAGATCGTTGGGTTTGATGGTACAACATGGACATTTAATGTCAAATTTGGCGATAAAGAATATTCACTTAGAAGATATCAGTTGGAGGAAATATCTGAAAAAGAGTTGCAATTAGTTAATTCCATTTCAGGTAATTGGAAGAAAATGAGTTCAGTGCAGAGTTATTATGTGATTGCTGGAATGGATTTATCTGTATTTAAAACAGATAAATATAAAGGATGGCAATGGTCAGAAGCATGGGAAAATTACACATGTAATCAGTCAAGAGGAAAAATTCAGTTGTTTGATGATCCAACGTACTTATATATTGGATATATTCTGGCAGCAGGAGATGAATACGGTTTCAATGCCGCTATGATAAAGCCGGAAGAAATCGAAGAACACCGGCAGCGAGTAATCGAGGAAATAAAACGACTGGTAAAAATCGGAGTTATATCTGAAATGGTATTAGACTCTATTGATTATGGTCTGATTATTTTTGCAGATTACAGATAGGAGCATTATGAAGATAGTAAGTAATTGTGTGGATTGCGTATATGATTTTCAAATGAGAGAATCGTTTCGTGAGAAACTTGTACATGCAATGCCAACGGATTTAATAGCAAGAATCACTTCCGTTTTAATTATTAAACCGTATGGGGATAAATTCTATGTTGTAAAATCAAGATACGGTAGAGAACTTCTTTATAACATATTACTTAAAGAAGATTTTAAAGTAATTTCCAATTCGGATTTTGAAGGTTGCAAAGATTGGATTGAGTTTGCGGAAAGAGTAAGGGAGCTAATCAATCCAGGAGAATGTGTTATATACAAGATGAACAATAAGAAATTCGATGAAAATTATGAGCTGGTGCGGAATACGAATTACAGTACAAACATCTATTCACTGTATAAGAGGATTATGAAACGTGATCCGAAAGCCATTGATGAAATTGAATCTCTTGAAGAAGCAAAAGAAATCATTGGTATGATGCTTGGAAATCACTATATGCATAATATGGCATATGAAATGCTTAAAATTTTTGGAGGGAAACAACAATGATTTATATTACGGGAGATATTCATGGAAGCCCGGAACGTCTGGGTGTACATTCCTTTTATGAACAAAAGGAAATGACGAGAGATGATATCGTGATTATTTGCGGAGATTTTGGTATGGTCTGGGAAGAAAGTGGAGAATCTGCATCTGAGCGGTACTGGCTGAAATGGCTAGAAGATAAGCCGTTTACAACTGTGTTCGTGTGCGGAAACCATGAAAATTTTGACAGATTGTATCAATACCCAGTGAAAGAGTGGCATGGTGGTAAAGTTCATGAAATTCGCCCACATGTATTACATTTAATGCGTGGAGAAATTTTCGATATTGAAGGATTGAAATTTTTCGCATTTGGTGGGGCAAGCAGCCATGATATCAGAGATGGTATTATTGATCCGGCAGAAGATGAAAACTGGCGTGAGACAGCTAAAGAATGGTATAAAGCCGGGAAGATGTATCGCATCAAAGGGATTTCATGGTGGGGACAGGAGCTTCCAACACAAGAAGAAATGGATAATGGCATCAGAAATCTTGAACGTGTTGGCAATAAAGTGGATTACATTATCACACATTCGCCATCTGCAAGTGTGATTGCACTGTTAGGACATGGACTATACGAACAGGACGTACTTACAAAATATTTGGAAGATATTCGGTCTAAGGTGGAGTATAAGAAACATTTCTGCGGTCACATGCATGTAAATAAGGCGGTTAATGAAAAAGACATTATTCTGTATGAGCAGATCATCCGGCTTGCTTGACAAATTTGTAATCTATGCTATAATATTAACATGCAAAAATAAAGGTTGACAATCAACAAATAATATGATATCTTATAGGAGAAGCAAATAGTGAATATAGTATTGATTATTATTTTGTTCGGCTTTATATATGGAAGTAGCTATTTCAGATTTCATGAACCATACGGACTGGATAATACATATAATGCTTTAGGCTATTATATGTTATCAGTAAAATGGTGGAATATTGAATTCAACTGGTGTACATACAAAAACAAATGGCAAGTTGATATTAAGCTGAGATTTATAAGAAAATGGAAGCCGAGAAAATACAGAGAAAGATATGTGATATTTAATGGTGCAGGTGTAAGAACCTACACTTTAGATATAATATAAACAAACAATAATAAAGGAGTAGAAACAATGAAGACAGGACTAACAAGTTCTCAGGTAACAAAGAACAGAGAAAAATATGGTTCAAATAAGTTACCAGAGAAGAAACTTAAAACAGGATTTCAGTTTTTTATGGAAACATTCGAGGATCATCTGAATCAGATTCTTTTAGCAATGATGATTGTGTTTACAGTCATTGCAGTGCTTGGGCAAGGATCTTATTCAGAGCCGATTGGTGTAGCAGTAGTATTACTGGCAATCGCATTCTTAGGAATGAATACAAATCTGAAAAGCCAGAAAAGTGCAAAAGAGTTAAAAGACAGGACATCAATTCATTATTGTAATGTGATTCGAGATGGAAAAGTAGAACACATAAATGCAAATGATTTGGTAGTTGGTGATTTAGTTATCATTCAGTCCGGCGAAGGAATTTATGCTGACGGATATTTAGTAGAAGGTAGCGTAAAAGTTGATAACTCTGTATTAAATGGAGAATCAGATCCATGTAAGAAGACAGCCTGGGAAGGTAACAATGAGCCGATTACATTCGGTGGCAAGAGAACAGCCGATTCAGATGATTTTCTGAAATATTACACACTGTTTTCTGGAACAACGGTAACTGATGGCGAAGGAAAAATGATTATAACAAATGTCGGTGCTGATACAGTAAACGGTCAGACAATCCTTACAATTGATGAAATCGAAGAAACAAAGACTTCACTGGAAATCCAGTTAGATGACCTTGCAAGCCAGATTAGTAAGTTCGGATATATTGGAGCAGCAATTATCGTTGTAGCGTTAATCGCCACAAATATTGTACAGTATGGTGGATTCGCTGAGTATTTTGGTATTGGTTGGATTGGGGTTCTGAAGAATGTGCTTACAGTTGCGGTAACTGCACTTACAATCATTGTGGCAGCAGTTCCAGAAGGACTACCGCTTATCATCAATCTGATTACAGCGCAGAATGCGAAAATTATGATTAAGCATAATGTACTTGCTAAACATACCAATAAAATCCCAGAAGCAGGAAATATCCAGTTGCTTTGTACCGATAAGACAGGAACTTTAACAGTCGGAAAACTTGTGCCGGTTGAAAATGTAATGGGTGATAGAAGTGAAGTGCCGAAAGATTCTGTAGTCGGAAATATTTTTAAACTGAATATTGCATTAAACAGTAGTGCGATGTATGACGAGAACAAAGATATCGTAGGGGGTAATGCAACTGAAAGAGCATTGCTTACTATGATCGACAGCGATGAATACAAGACATTTACAAATGCAGTAGAAGTCACGAACAGAAAAATCTTCAATAGTGCAAATAAATTCAGTGCTGTTGAAACAAGTGGAAAAGATGGAAAGATTACATATTATAAAGGTGCGCCAGAAAAACTGATTGACGCAGCAGTGTCTTATGAAACTACAGATGGTATTCAGCCAATCGAAAAAGATAAGCTGAAAGAAATCGTAAAATCATATGCAACAAAAGCAATGAGAGTTATTGCAACAGGTTACAGTAAGAAAGAATTGCCGGAAGAAGGATTCCCAGATGACTTAGTTCTTACTTCTTTGGTTGCTATTCGTGATGATGTTCGCCCGGAAGTACCAGAAGCAGTTGCAAAAATGCATGGAGCTGGTGTTCAGGTTATGATGGTAACTGGCGATGTCATTGACACAGCAAAAGCTATTGCAAAAGACGCTGGACTGATTACAAGCGAATCTGATATTGCAATGTCAGCTATTGACTTTGATGCACTGTCAGACGAAGAAGCAAAAGCAAAACTTCCTTATATTAAGGTTATTGCAAGAGCTACACCAAACACGAAACTCAGAATCGTGCGTTTAGCACAAGAGCTTGGTCTTTGTGTAGGTATGACCGGCGATGGAACAAACGATGCACCGGCACTGAAAGCAGCGGATGTTGGATTTTCAATGGGATCTGGAACAGACGTATGTAAAGAAGCTGGAGATATTATTATCACAGATGATAACTTTGTATCTATTACAGATGCAGTTCTTCTTGGAAGAACATTCATGCACAACGTTATGAAGTTCCTGAAATTCCAGTTGCCTATCAATGTAGGTCTGGTAATTCTCAGTATTTTATATCCGATTATCATGGCTGTAGAGGCTGTGGCAGCGGTACAGATTCTTGTAATCAATATTGTAATGGACTCTCTTAATTCTCTTTCGTTTGGTGGAGAACCAGCAAAAGATGAGTATATGAAAGAAAAGCCTATTCCAAAAGGATCAAAACTTCTTTCAAGAGAAACTATTGGACAGATTACAGTATCAGTTGTAGCATTTATCGGAATTTTTGGAATTACATTGCTGCCACCAATTCAGAAAGTATTTGGAAGTGATGAAACCGTTTATGCAACAGTAAGGTTTGCGCTACTTGTTATGATGGCAACATTTAATGGATTTAATATCAGAACCGATGGGTTCAATTTATTTAAAGGAATCAAAAAGAATAAACTATTTGTTGAAATTGCGGTAGCAATTTTTGCATTAACATTTATTCTTGCTCAGTTTGGTGGAGCAATTATGGGATGTACGGCACTGACAGCTACACAGTGGGGCGTTACAGTTGGACTTGCATTCATGATTATTCCAATTGATTTAGTGAGAAAAGCTATCGTTAAAGTAAGAAGGAAATAAAAGATGATTAAAAGAGATAGGGAATATAGAGTGGTTGAAAATATTTCAATCATATGTTTTGCAATAGGATTGGTTATTGCATGTATTACACGGTTTATACCATTTATATATATTTCAGTCATATCAGTTCCTATTTCATTTTGGATAATAAGCAAAAATAAAGTTGGGGGGGTGGCGAAAGCCATTTCCAACAAAAGAAAGGAAACAGAAATGGGATTCTTAAATAAAGTATTTAACAAAAATGATGAATCGGAAAATGAGAAAATGCGCCAGGAAATCAATATAGATGAATCAAAGGAAAATCTGAATGAAGTTCTTGTTGATTTGTCTAAGAAAAGCAAAGTTGATTTAACGAAACACACTGCAAGGGTGGCACTTGCTATGGACTATTCTGGTTCAATGAGCAATTTATTTTACAATGGATCTGTCCAGAAAACAATTTCCAGATTGCTTCCAATCGCATTAAAATTCGATGACAATGGAGAGCTTGAATCATGGTTATTTTCCAATAAATTTAAAAGACTTGATGCAGTAAACAGAGAAAACTATAGCAATTATGTAAAAGATGTTATGGAGAAATCTGGAATGGGAATGGGTGGAACAGAATATGCACCAGTTCTTAAAGATATGGTTACATATTATAAAGATATTGAGCCTAGTGATATTCCGTCATTTATCATCTTTATTACAGATGGAGAAAATAGTGATAAGTATAGTACAGATGATGTGATTCGTGAATTATCAGAATACAACATTTTTGTTCAGTTTATCGGAATTGGAAATGAGAGATTTGAATATCTGAGAAAGCTGGACAATCTTGAAGGAAGAAAACATGATAACACGGGGTTTACGGCGGTAAAAGATATGAATAAACTCAACGATCAGCAGCTTTATACTGAAATTCTGAGACAGTATAATGACTGGTTAAACAAGAAATAATAAAGTAAAAGGAGAAAAACATTATGGTAAGTTTAGTAAAAGGACAGAAAATTGACATTACAAAAGGAAATACAGGATTAAAGAAAATTACTATTGGTCTTGGATGGGACACAAATAAGTATGATGGAGACAATTTCGATCTTGATTCATCCGCTTTTCTGCTTGGTAGTAATGGGAAAGTAACTGATAATAAAGATTTTGTATTTTTTAACAATCTAGTTCATCCGAGTGGTTCTGTAAAACATATGGGAGATAACCTTACTGGTGCTGGCGATGGAGATGATGAACAGATTATTGTTAATCTTCCAGAAGTACCTAGCAATATTGAAAAGATTGCTTTTGCAGTTACTATTTATGAAGCTGACAGCAGAATGCAGAATTTTGGTATGGTGTCTAACGCATACATCCGTGTGGTAAATGAAGATACCGGCGAAGAAATTGCAAGATATGATCTTGGAGAAGATTATTCTACAGAGACATCTATGGTTCTTGGAGAGCTGTATCGCCATAATGGGGAATGGAAATTTAATGCAATTGGTGCTGGATATTCTGGCGGTTTACAGGCACTTTGCAATGGATATGGATTATAAAGGGAGGAAACGAAAGTGGCAGTTAGTTTAACAAAAGGTGAAAAGGTAAATCTTTCAAAAGTGGTGGAGAAACTGGCGAATGTAACCGTTGGTCTTGGTTGGGATGCAGCGGAATACGGAGATAGTATTGATTGTGATTCTTCTGTATTTGTGCTTAAAAATATAGTTGGAAAGTCTGGACTGTTCGGCTTATTTAAGAAAGAAGAGAAAGCAAGATTAGTAAATGATGAGGATATCATTTACTATGGTCACAAAAAACATTCAAATGGTTGTATCAAACATCATGGAGATAATTTGGTTGGTGGCAGTGTAGGTGATGATGAGCAGATTTCAATAAATTTGAAGGAAATGCCGGAAGATGTTACTAGACTGGCTGTTGTAATCAATATCTATAATTGTAGAAATAGAGAGCAACATTTTGGTATGATTAAAAACTGTTTTGCACGTATTGTAGATGATGCAACCAGAGAAGAAATCTGCCGATATAATTTATCAAATGACTATAACGGTTGTACAGCACTGATTGTGGCTGAGTTCTACAGAGAAGATGGAGAATGGCATTTTGAAACTGTTGGGAAAGGCACACATGATGGCAGTATTTCAGAACTTGCAAGAAGATACAGATAGAGTGGAGGAAAAGTAGATGTCAGTAAGTTTGAATAAAGGCGATAGAGTTGAACTTTCAAAGGACAGCAGAGTGAATGCAGTTTCCGTGTGTTTAGGTTGGGACACAGCTAAATACGATGATGAAGATTTTGATTTGGATGCGTCTGCATTTGTTATCGGTAGAAATGGCATGACAAGAAGAGATGAGGATTTCATTTTTTACAATAATCTGCAGCATCCTAGTGGTGGTATCACTCACAGTGGAGATAACCTTACCGGCGGTGGAGATGGGGATGATGAAGTAATCAAAGTCGTTCTTAATAAACTTCCAAAATATGCCGAAAAAGTTGTGTTCTGTGTAACAATTCACGAAGCAGAGAGAAGAATGCAGGACTTTGGAATGGTCGAAAACTCTTTCATTAGGGTGGTTGATGACAATACTGGTCGTGAGATTGCACGTTACGACTTAAAAGAGAAATTCGGAGATTCTACTGCAATTATCGCAGGTGAAATCTACAGAGATGGATCTGGTTGGAAATTCCACGCTGTAGGGGATGGATTCAATGGTGGACTTTTCGACTTATGTGAAAAATTTGGAATTGAGGTAAAGTAAAATGACAGTAGGTACAAGTAATTTAGTGATATTTATTATTGCTGTAGTTTTGGTTGTTGGAATTATTGCACTGATTGTGAATAAGACATTCCGAAAACAGATTTTGATTAAGTTCAGAGGAAGAACGGAAGAAATCGCAAGACAGGATGCAGCAACACCGCAGGGTGCGACTGATTATTTCAATAATGCGATTAGAGAGAAAGAAACTTTGTACGGAGATGCAGAGCGTTCATATGTTGAGATTGCTGGAAAATTAGATGAGTCCGAAAAGGAACAATATCATTTGAAGAAAGAGCTTATGAAAATTGACAAATCTATCAATGATTGTCTGGACGCAAATGATGAAAGCGGTGCTAGGCAGTATGCAATGAAGAAAATTACAATCCAGCAGAAAATTGATACTCTGAAAGATACAATTGAAGAGTTTAAGAAAGCGAAGGAGCAGCAGGATGAAATCAGAAAAGCGGTAAAACAGGAACTTGACGAACTCAAAGAAGAGAAAGAAAGAACCATTTACCAGATGGAAGCGGATCAGCAGATTATTCAGCTTCATGAAGGTATGAATGCAAGCGCAAGTTCAAGCGAAAGCGATCACATGTTGGAAAGAGTACGTGAAGGTGCTAAAAAGACCAGAGAACGTGCAGCCGGAGCGCAGATTGCCTATGATACAAGTGCAAAAGCACAGGATCGTAGACTGGAAGCCCAGGCAAGAAGCAGAGAGGCTGATGAACTTCTGGCAGAAATGAAAAGAAAAAGAGGTAACAACTAATGATTGTACTTAATATTGGAGTTTTCTGCTTGTGTATAGTTGTTCCGTTTGTAACTGGCTACTGCGTAGGACGTAAGAAAAGAAAGTAGTATGAAGTAGTAGTTGGTGAAATATCCAACTACTATTTTTAAAATGAGGTAAATAAATGAGAGTAATTGATCCGAATTTGGACGGAATCACTCATATCAATGTGTATAGCGGAAGTAGGACAGAGCTTGGTAGAATGCTGAGTAATTTCTGTCGGGAAGAGATATGCACAAAAGATGGGCGGTTTATGTCAGTTGAAGCGTATTGGTTTTGGCTAGGTATTTCGCCGGATTGTAAAGAAAGAGAATGTATGCGTGATTTATTCGGTTATCAGGCAAAGGCAAAAGGTACATATTTGAGAGAAACATATCCCGGAGAGCAGATAGAAGATTTCCAGGATAGAATCATTCGGGCGATATGGTACAAAGCCAAAAGACATACAGACTTATTTTTGCTGGAATATGAAAATCTGCCACTGAAACATTACTATGTCAACAGAAACGGATCAGTGAGAGATATGTATGGCAAATACTGGTGGATGATGGAAGCCGAAGAGAAAATGAAGAAATACATTTATGAGGTTAAGAAACAGCTATGAAGAAATTGAAAGTAGTTGCGTTATTGGTAGTTATGATGTGTGGATTGGTCGGTTGTAAAGAAGACGTAGAAGTACATACGGAATATGCTAAAGCGCAGCCATTACAATTACATATAGAGGAAGCCGTACAAGAAACTGTGGAACAGGCAAAGGTAAGTGCTGAGATTGCTATGGAAGAAGCGAAGAAGGAATTTTCACCATATTATGTAGCGGTCAGTTCTTTAAATATCAGACAAGCACCAGATACAAATTCTTCATTGATTGGCAGCTTGGTATTTGGCGATTATGTAAATGCGTATATAGATGGAGAATGGGCAGAACTTGATAACGGTACATATGTAAGTGCAGAGTATTTGACAAGCGAATTGCTATATACAGCTTATGTAGCACCATATACAAGCGGAATGAAAAGTTATATGCCCTATAGTGTTGGAGATAGAAGTATTTTCGCACAATCAAGTAATCAGTACAAATTACAAGAATTATGCAACACTGGAAATTACGGCATCCGACAATATAAGGACAGATATTGTGTGGCGATTGGTAGTTACTTCGGAACAGCAATTGGGCAGTATTTCGACTTGGTTTTGGAGAACGGCGTTTCAATACCTTGTATCATGGCAGATCAGAAATCAGATTGCCATACAGATGATAGTAATATTGTTACGGTTGCCAATGGTTGCATGACTGAATTTGTGGTTGATTTTGCCAACCTGAATGGCGATGCAAAAAGAATGGGAGATATATCTTACTGTTCTGAAGATTGGAAATCGAGAGTTGTTGAAGTAAGAGTGTATGATATGAATGCACTTTCTGAATAGGAGAGTTAAAATGGAGAAAGAAGATATCAAGAAATTATGCGAAGAACGTGGAATTACATATAAAGCGGATTTCATGGACGGGTTGAGCGAAAAACAGTTTGATGAAGGGTGTATTAAGCTCTATATACCGGCAGATGGAAACGGTGGTTGTGGAGAAGGAATCTGGGGTTGGATTACGCCGGAAGATAAAAAGAAGTATATGGACGATAATTTCTATGGAGAGATTAAAGCTGTACTTTGCAATAATCCAATTAACTATTTTGGAATCCTGTTTTGGGGTTGTGAAATTCCGATTATTTGCCAGGGAGAAGACAGACCAATGCTTTCGGAAGACTACATTAAAAATGTGTTACTTCCAATTGTAAACAAACAAAAATAATGAATGGAGAACATAATGAAAGAATTAGATATGAACTGGGAGCTTTTGGCGAATAAGGATTATGCGTTTCTGACGGAAAGCCCCCTCTTAGGTAATAATATTCTTCTTTTGACTTTGGGCGGTTCTCATGCGTATGGAACAAATGTTGAAACGTCAGATATTGATGTCAGAGGAATTACTTATAATCCGATTGATTCTTTGCTTGGAAACAGAGTTTTTGAGCAGTACGAAGACGAGACAACAGATACCGTTGTATATGGATTAAATAAAATGTTTAAGTTGTTATTGGAGTGTAACCCAAACACTATTGAGCAGCTCGGTTCTAAGCCAGAGCATTATATCATTCTCAATGATGATGGTAAAAAGCTGATTGAAAACAGAAAAATCTTTCTTTCTAAAAGAGCGATTTATACTTTTGGCGGTTACGCAAATTCACAGTTACGCCGGTTGCAGAATGCGTTGGCAAGAGACAGCTATCCACAGGCAGAGAAAGAAAAACATATTCTTGGATCAATTAGAAGTGCAATGAACAGCATTATTGAAAAATTCCACACAGTCAATGGAAAGCTGATTGAATATAATTTCGCCAATGACAACGGGAAAATGATTCATGCATATAAGGAATATAACCAAAAAATGCAGGAAATGGAACAGTTCAAAAACTTTGAATATGGATCACTTAACCTTTACCCGGATAAATCTGATAGAGAAGGAATAGACGTTGAAATTTATATGGACGCTTGCTTACATCATTATCCGCTGAGAGATTACAAGGGTATCTGGAACGGTATGAATACTATCGTAAAGGATTATGAGAAACTGGGTAAACGAAATACGAAGAAAGATGACATGCATCTTAATAAGCACGCCATGCACCTTGTAAGACTGTATCTTATGTGTATTGATATTCTCACAAAGGAAGAAATCATTACATATCGTGCCGATGAACATGATCTGCTTATGAAAATTAGAAATGGGGAATTTCAGAAGCCGGAAGGTGGTTATCGCCCAGAATTCTTTGAATTGGTTGATGACTTGGAAAAGAAAATGAAAGATGCAGCAGAAAACACAAGTTTGCTGGATTACCCAGATACAGAAGCAGCTTATGAAATGCTTGTGGAAATGAACAAAAATCATATTCTGAAGATGGAGGATTATTATGACGGAAGCACATATTAAAGAAGCAACAAAAATGTTAGGTTGGTTCTTCGATAGATGCAGTAAAGTTCCGCACTATAAGGGAATGATGTACGTGAAAAATGCCGATAACTTAAAGGTATTGCTTGATTCTGTTGTTGGTTGGATTGAGAAAGAAAACTCACAGCAGATTGAGAAAATCTATAATGAAGAAAATTCATATACAGTACATTTCAAGAACGGAAGTCATTTCTCTTTTGTGGTTGTTGATACAGTGGTAGTAGTCGGAGAACACTGCCATGTACTGTTTGTGGACAGTAAAATCAGAGAGCTTGAATTGAGAAGCCTTGCGCCGGTAATTGATCCGTGTACAATGCCGGAAGGAAATGTAATGCTTAATCCGAAACCACTTTATTTGAGTATGGATTAAGGAGAAAGCAATGCAGATAGATAGAATTAAATATACAATGAAACATAGAAAAGCGTTCCAGGCAGTTGAAAAACAATTGCTTGGACACAATACAATTCGTGGTTACTTGCATGATCTGGATAAAGTGTTTCTGTATATGATTATGGATTATAAGCGTGCCCATAAGATACATAGAATCCATTCTAAACATCATACTTTGAAAGCAAGGACACATGCGGATTATGTACAAATGGTTATAGACTGGGAATGTGCCAGACTCACAAAGCCGGACAAGCAGATGAATGCCAGAGAAACACTTGATAAGCTATATCCTGAGTTAAAAGATAAGGTTTTGCCGGTAATTGGAGAACTTGGATTATAACCAGATAAAAAGTAAATTTTATTTAGAAATAAGTGCTATATATGGTGTTTTAATAAATGTAAAATGCTATATATAGTATATGTGTGGAGGAATAATTATGGTATTACCGATTGTGGTAAATACAGATAGGAAAATTGCTATTGATAAATCAGAATATAATCATGGTATGGAAAATGGGTTATTTCTGACAGAAGATGGTTCGCTTGGAATAAAAAGAAAAAATGGTGAGTGCTTTGACTTGTACGGAAAAGAACTGAATGTATCTGGGGAGATGGGATATAAATGTTATGTAGAAGGTGGAATTAAAGGTATTGGTATTGAAGGTCAAACTAAAGAGTCATGGAGTGGTGATAAAATGTCAACACATTCTGGATATGGAGTAATGACTATAACACGCCAGCAAGTGAATCCACCTACAGCATTATTCGGTAGCTCAATCAAACATGGAAATGTTATCAATGTTACTATTTCTCATGCGGATTTAAAACGTGGAATAAATCACGACTGGTATCATGCTAATGGAAGAATCTGCGAAATTGAATTATCTTTGTCTCAATTTGCAGATATGATTACATCTATTGGAAATGGCGATGGTGTTCCTTGTACTATCCATTTTACAGAACGTGACGGATATATTCCACAAATTGATTATGAAAGTAAGATTGAACAGCACCGTGGCGAATTCAAGGATCAGTTGTCAGATGTCAAAAGTTCGATTAAAAATGCGTATGATATTGCTGAAGAATTGTTTTCATCGAAGAAAACATTGAATAAAGCGGATAAGCAGAAGATTTTAGATGCATTAGCAAAAGCAAATAGAGATATTGGCTGCAATGCTGAATATGCTCTTGATTGCTTTAATGAGCAGATGGAGAAATCGGTAACAGAAGCTAGAGGCGAAATCGAAGCATTTATGCAGAACCAGATTCAAAATATAGCAATGAAAGCTATTACAACGAATGTTGATGAAAACGGATTGCCGGATTTCAATAAAATGATTGCAATAGAGTAAAGGAGATACGATATGTACGATTTCAAAAAAGCGAACAATTATGTAGAGTTCGCAAGAATGCTTGAACAGGCAACGGGATGTTCTGTAAAAATCAAAATTATGAATGGAGCAGATCACATTCATTATCAGTTAAATGACAGGTATGATGTTTCGTTAGGTGTGTTGTGTATTGATAAAGGTATTGCAAGTTTCGCCCCATTTGTAACCCACGGAACAGCACAAAATGAGCAGTATATCAATGTTCAGTATATGGTAATGTTCGATGAATTTGTCAATGTACTGAATGCATTTAAAAAGATTTTCGTTGAAGAAATCGGCGTTAATCTTAGAAAGGATGAAGAAAATGAATAAGCCATATGATGTTGGATTTATTTGTGGACGTTTTCAGACGTTTCATAAAGGACACGAAAAATTAGTTGAAACTGGGTTGATGCTTTGTGACAGACTCTTGATTTTTATTGGAAGCTCTCAGGAAGATGGAACAGAGAGAAACCCGTTTAACATCACGACCAGAGAAAAAATGTTAAAAGAGATATATGGTGGGCGTGGCGATATCATGATTTACGGCTTACCAGACTTAACCACCGAAAATGATATTACTCCGGCGTGGGGAAGTTATCTACTGGATAAGGTAGACAGATATATTTATAAGAAGCCGGATATTATGATTTATGGAAATGATGAGAGTAGATCTGCCTGGTTCTCCAAAGAAGACCTAAAAGGAATGACAGAGCTTATTATCAATCGTTCTGATTTGCCGATTTCTGCCACAATGGTAAGAGACTATATGGTTCATGATCAGAGAAAAGAATGGATGCAGCTTGTAAATCCAAAACTTCATAAGATGTATGATGAATTGCGTATGCAGCTTATGTCCGTTGAATACTACAAAAGAGTAGCGGAGGTATAAAATTGAAAATTTGTCAAAAATTTCATTTAAAACAGATGTATCATGAGATAACGTTTTATGCTTACGATATAGAGAAGATTGAGAAAATAACACCATATAACTTATCAAGAATATATGTCCCGGAATGTATAGATAGAGCCAATAAAAGGTGTGATTTTTGGAAAGTAAAAGAAGTTTGTTGTCAATGTTGTGTTTCACATTTGCAAGAATTACTTTTAGATGGTTGGTATGTAGGGGATAAAAATGGATTTTTGACAGATGATTCATATTATGCTCTGTTACAGACAGGGATTAGAGTTCCTGTAAATAAAGAAATATATAGGGAATGGAAAAAAGGTTGGTCTTCCAAACCATCAACACAAGACGATAAAGTGTATGAGTTAGGAGTAGATTATGAAAAGAAATAGCCAGTTTTGGCATTTAAAATTTGCCGATGATTACGATAGAACCAAAGAGACATTCCGGGAATACAGATGTAATCGTGAGCTATATTATGACCATGACAAGAAAATGTGGGTACATCGTGCGGAATATACAGGCAGTTGGTATCCAGCAACATTTCCTTGTGGAAGTTATAAAGCTGCATTGCGACATTTGAGAAAACACGATGAAATACCGAAGGGTACACGATTTGTTCTGGTTAGTCGTTTTATTGGTGGTGATAGGACTTTAGTGAAGAGGTAGAACATGAGAACGAATGATATTTTATTAGATGGATTTAATGATATCCGCACACTTCAAAGATATCTTTATATGTCAGATGAACATTATATTGAGATAGAAAATGTCATTGGAGTGAAACTGAGAATTAGAATGGGAGAAAACTTACATTATTATTGTAAGAACATGAATTTCCCAGATTTGCCAGATGCATGTTTTTCAGAATCAATGACGAATAAAACTATGTTAGGTATTATTGACCAGTTGAAAGAGAATCCGGCAACTGAATATCCAAACAGTTTTAAGAATAGATGGGATGAGATAGTATCAATAACATCTGCAAACGTAGCTCAGAACGAATATAAATGGGCGAATGGAAGATACAGAGGGAGTGTGTAAGATGAAAGACATCAAAATGCCAGAAAATGTAAAAATGATTCTTGATAAATTATCAAGTGAAGGGCATGAAGCTGTTATAATTGGTGGTTGCGTGCGTGATTCTATCATGGGGATTAAACCGCATGACTGGGACATTGCTACGTCTGCCCAACCAGAAGAAATAATGGAATGTTTCAAACACTACAATCTGATGAAAGCTGGATTAAAACATGGAACAGTAACCGTTATTATTGACCATGAACCATATGAGATTACTACATATAGAATTGATGGGGAGTATTCAGATCATCGAAGACCTGATTCTGTCGATTTTACATGCGACTTAGCAGAGGACATTATGCGCCGAGATTTCACAATCAATGCTATTGCGTATGACGGAGAAAATATTATTGACTTGCATGATGGCATTGGAGATCTGCAGAAAGGAATTATCCGTTGTGTTGGTAATGCAAATGCAAGATTCAGAGAAGATCCGCTTAGAATTCTCCGGGCGATTCGATTTGCTGCAAGATTTGGCTTTGAGATTGATGAATCAACTAAAAAAGCAATGTTTGACAATTGTGATATGTTGCGACTCATTGCAACAGAGAGAAGACAGAGTGAATTTACAAAAACACTTTGCAGTGAGCATGTCAGTATCATCAAGGATTATGCTAAAATACTGAAATATGGTTTACCATGTATTGACAGCATTAAGGATTTTGATAAGGCAGTACGTGCAATAGAAATGTGCCAGGATATCAGTGAAAAATTGGCAATTTTGATTGACGGATTATCATTATCAGAGTATAATAAAGCTGTTAAAGCAATTTTGACAGGAATGAGATATCCGAATAAAGTAATTGTATCTGTTCAAAATATTTTTGCTGCAAAGAAAATGGTAATTACTAACTCAGATGCGTGTATCAAAAATATGTTGTACAAGTTTTCACTGGAAGATGTGAAACATATTTTAAGATATAAACACGCTAAAATAAATGCAAGTGATAATATAAATAAAGAAACACTTGAAAAAGTAGAGGATATGATTGAACGTGCAGAAGAATTGGCTGAATCAGATGAATGCTACAACTTAAAAGGTCTTGCAATTAACGGAAATGATTTAAAACGCCTGGGAGTGAAAGATCTTGACATTAAGTGGATGTTAGATGGACTGTTAAAATTAGTAACCACAAATCAAGTAGAAAATTCGAGGGACGTATTGATCGAGGTGGCAAAAATTTCCATGTTATAATTTGGTTTATTATTATTGACTTTAGTAAGGTTGATATGTATAATAAGAACATACGTTCTAAGTGGAACTTTCGCTACCTGGATGTCGGAAAGGGGAAAAAGATAATGTTTTTTATTTACGAAAAGAATGAGTACCATGTAAATGTGAAAGATGAATTTGCAAAAGCTACGTCTGGTGATTATATAGACATGCTTGATGCATTTGGCATTGTGTTACATAGTTTATCTGACAATCCAGAATTCGGCAATTCTACTGTTATGTTAATGATGTATAATAATGGAAGAATTACCATTGAAATTGTTGATGCAAAGGAAGATGATTGTGAAATCATTGATCCAACATACACACAGGAGGAATATAGAGAAATAGAAGAATATTTAAAACTCGAATAATTGAATATCTACTATCAGATAAAAATAAAGTATTACCGGAAAAACTTGACATCTCTGTTTTCTGGTGGTATTATTAAAGTACAAACAAAATATGGAAAGGGGACGCACATATGAAAGCATCTGATAGTAGAGAGCATCTAATTACTAAAATTGAGAATTTAGTTTTAAACTCAAGTCCAGATAAAATAAACAAAATTGAAGAAGAAGTTAGACATGACGGTAAAATCTCATTAGGCAGTTTTCTTAGAATAGTATCAGGGAGAGCCGATTTAGATGAACTGAGTGATGCCGAATTATATTGGCTGACTTTTGCTATATCTAAAGTATCAAAAAATTTTGGTGTGCCGGAAGATTATTTTGAAGACGTAGAA